TTAAGCGGCATCCGTCCATTCTACACCAGTTGTAACGCACTCGATCCACCGGTCAACCTCTTTAACTGGCCACCTGGTAGAGTTGCCGATACGCAACGGCTTCGGGAATTTCCCATTTTTAACCATCTTTCTGATGTAGGAGGAGGACAGCTGAGTTCGCTCAGCTATGGTTTTAATGGAGACGAGATCGGCCATGGCAATCCTCTTAAATGTATTCTTGTGACGAGCGCATCCGCGGCCAATGCGCCGGGCTGAACGACTGGCCCTTGTTGTGCCGCTCCGGATGGAGGGTGGAGGGTAGGGCGCGCATGCTCTCCGGCGCAGTCTGCGGAAACAACAAGGCCGCCAACGTGGGCGGCCTTTTCGTGGTCGGGGTGTTCTGCTTCATGCGAGAGCCCCGATGGTCAGGTTGACGACTTCGAGCAGTTCCTCGACGTCGCCGTCGTTATCGATGGACAGGTCGCGCGGGTGGCGCGGCAGGGCTATTTCTGTCGTGTGCTCCGCCGACGGCTCGAAGCCTGGCCGGTCGATGTGCCAGACCCAGCCGCCCAGCTGCCGGATCAGATCGGCCTCGGCGGTCGGGATCGGCGCGCTGGCGGCGTAGCGCAGGCCGGACACGACGACTGGCGCCGCGGTAGCCTCTATCCTTTCGCGCACAGCGCAGATGAAATAATCCCAGCCTGCCGTCGCGCGCCGGTAGTCGCCCCATTGCTGCTGAAGCCAGCGTGGGGATCGGGCATAGCGATAGTCGCTTGCTGAGTGTTCGATTATTTTCCGATGCACAAGCCAGGCGACAAATGCATTATCAGCGCAAAACATAATCGCCAAAGCGGGATCGAAATTCTCCTTGAAGTCTTGGTTCGTGAAGTCATGCCAAGCAGAGGGGAATGCAATGGTCTGCAGCTCCTCCCTGATCTTGTCCGCGAAACCGACCTTAACGAAGCCGTGCTTGGCGACGAGATGGTCGGCGATGGTGTCTTTGCCGGACTTCAGCGGCCCGGCCAGGCCAATTAATTGCATGTGGTTCTCCTGCGCAAGCACGTTAGAGAGAGCCTGCGATATGATGAATGTTTCTTCTGCGGAGCGCGCCGTGACAAAGACAAAATACCTCGCCCGTGTTGCAGCATATTTCAAGGGGGAGTTTGCCCGGCTGCTGGCTGCGAGAGATGCTGAATTGCTGGAAGAACTGAAGGAAATGCGAAGCCCCGTTCGGGATGAGCAGGGGAAGCTTGTGCTCGACTTTAGATATGAGCAGCTTTTTTATCTTCTTGAAGGTCGAACGGATTTTGGCGATGAAGAGCCGCCAGGCTCACTTCGCAATGGCAGGGATGTGAGCGACTTTTGTCGTATCGTTACTCACCCTTGGCCAGATAAGGAATTTGCGGCGCATGGGCTGACAATAAATCTGATCAAGAATGCGCGCTCAACGGGCGAATGCTTGATTCGCATTCAGTCGCTCCACCCCCTGCTAATCAGCTGATTCTGCTCCATCGCGGCATCGATGGCAGCGTCGAACTCCGCGGAGGTCGGTATCTCATCCGGTCCGCGCTCATCGCAAATACGATCACCCAGCGCTTCCATTGCATTACCGATCGGGTTGTTTTCCAGCTCGCCAGATACCAGTCCGTCACGCATAGCGCGATACCGCGCCGCGTCCCGCTGCAGGTAGGCGATGCGCGCACCCAACTCTCGACGAATCTGTGTGATTGCCCCGTCGCGCGCTGCCTGAGCATACTGGGCGGCTAGTTGAGCTTCTCGGCGCGCTTCGTGAGCTTGCTCCAGCTCAGCGGCCTGGGCGTCGATGTGATCGAGCAGGGCAACAACGGCTGTCGGGTTAGCGGCGGCGATATAGGTCATGTTCACCGGCGTGGAGGCGCCGTTGGCTACGACATCGCCGTCAACGCGGCCCCGGTTTGCAGGGGTTGTCCCGACGCGGTGCCAGCCGTTGCTAGTCTGATGCTCCCACGGCCCAGGCGTTGCAGCCTCGGCCGCCGCTCTCAGGGCTGCAAGTTGGGTCAGGGTTTGCAAAGTCATGCTGTCTCCTTGAATAGGTCGTTATGCGGCGGAAGAACTGCCAGCAGCCTGGCGTTCGCAATTGCGAAGTGGTCCGCATCAATTTCGATGCCAATGAATCGAAACCCCTCGCGTAGCGCGGCCTTGCCGGTGCTGGCCGAACCCGTGAAAGGGTCCAGCACCACGCCTCCTGGCGGCGTCACAAGTCGGCACAAGTAGGCCATGAGGTCTGTCGGCTTTACCGTTGGGTGGTTGTTTTGGCTTGACTTGTCAGTCCCGGCGGATTGGAAGCTGCCGGGGTTGGCACTGCCGCTCGACCAATGCAACGGGCGTTTCTCCAGGTGCTCGCAACCTTCATTGCGGTCGCGGCGGCAGGCCTTGGCGCAGTAAAAAAAGCGGGCCGCGCTGCCGCCATCTCCATGGAACGCTCCGGGCACTCGAGCGCGCCGTCCAGTTACACGGCCAATGCTTGCTGTGCTGGATTCGTTGCCAAGTACCGGCGCCGCGGCGCCGGCCTGGGCAGGGAACGCCGCAACAACTTCATCACTACCGTCGTGGATCAAGTTCGCCGGCCAGCGACCAGGCGCTTCGCCCACTCTGGTAGCCGAGATGTTTATTGCACCAGTTCCATGCACCGACATGTTCGCTGCCACGGTCCCGATCAGCGGCTTGCGCGCGACGGTGATCGGCTCCAACGCCGGCTTGAGCGCCGTGCCCCAGCCCTCCCACTCGCCATCCAGATTGCGCGACTTCGGAAATCCGGAGCCGTAGACCCACGCGATCATGTCGCGGATCTCGAAGCCGGCGTCTTCGATACGAACGGCCATGCGGTGCTGAGTGCGCGTGCCAGCGAACGCTAGCAGGTGGCCGCCAGGCTTCAGCACGCGATGGCACTCGCGCCACACTTCGACGCTGGGAACGTCGGTGTCCCAGCGCTTTCCCATGAAGTTCAGGCCATATGGCGGATCGGTTACGATACTGTCGATGCAGCAGTCCGGTATGGCCCGCATGATGTCCAGGCAGTCGCCGTGATAGAGCTGAAATCGCGACTCCACGCTCAAAACTCCGTCGAGGCGAACAGTTGGGGGAACGTCTCGTCGGCATCGACCAGCTGCTGCAGACGCTGGCGGAAGCTGATGGTCGGGCTGCGGTGGTCGTCGTCGATGTGGAATTGCTTGGCGTCCAACTCCTGGGCGTTCAGCTCTTGCACGTTTTCGAAGTCCTCCGGCATGGCGATGTCGCCATAGAACTGGATCGCATCCTCTTTGTTGCGCGCCGCGACCCAATCGCAGTCGTTCATTTCGAATACGTGGACGCCGTTGATGTGGTTGGTCATGGAGGTTTCCTCGCTCATGTTGATGGTGCAGGCCGCGTGGGCGGCGTTGACTGCGGCCAACGCCGCGCCGGTGTCGGGTATCAGTTCCAGGTGGTGCATGTGGTTTCCTTGAAGTGGATTTCAGCCTCCCGACATCATGCTCATCTGATAAATTTCCTCTCTTTGAATTGCATTGAGAGTGCTATGGACGAGCGTGAGCCATTTAGAGACTTGCTGAAAAAAAACAGGGGCCTGAAGGTTTAAGGGACTGGATTACCAGGAATCGAAACTACGAAAGGATTGATTTCGCCCAAGAAGTGTTGTGGGAATTCCAGTGCGCAGAAGATAACGAAAGAAAGAGGCAGCCGAGGCAATAGCGGCAGCGAAAGAGTCCGCGCAGCATGCAAGAAGTTCTGCTCGCTGGACTATGATCGCAGCACTAGCTACCGCTGGTGCTGCTTGCCTTGCTTTTGCTGATGCTCATAAGTGGTTTGGCGTACTCACATAGACCATACGCCGAAGCGCAGGAAGTTGGTTCGTCGATGTCGGCCAGCGGGTCGTACTGCGTGCCGTCGCAGCTGGTGCAGGCCCACTCAACCCGCCGGTGGATCGGCTCCCAGCATCCGGAAAACAAGAAGGAGGGGCGCGGTGATCGGCTGACCTCGTTTACCAAGGCTTCCCATCGTGTGATGCGCTCAATGTGCTCCGGGAACCGGCGAACGATTTTCCGTAGCTCTGGCCATGATCTGGCTGGTTCCAATGTGCGAGCGTAAAATAAAGTTCGCTATGCAGCCATTCTCATACGTCATTACTCATGAGAGAATGCTTGTTCCGAATGAGCATACCGATGAAGGGCTAGTAAGAATGAATTTCTTTTGGGTAAATATCGGCATGACAAAGAAAGAGGTGCGGGATGGTGAATTTCTTTGGGCCCCATTAAATACCGTGGATGGACATGGCAATGAAGTCACGCCAGAGCACTGGTCGAATGTTGGGGAAGTTAAGAAAGGCGATATTGTATTTTGCTGTTACGAGAAAAATATTCACTACATAGCGGAAGCAAAAAGTAATGCTTATTACTCGCCACGACCTCTCAGCCGTTCTTTTCAAGAGTGGGAGCAGGACGGTTGTAGAGTTGATGTCATACTGAGAAAAATTTGTTCTCCTGTGCATCGCGACTTTGCGGCACAGATGTTCACCACCCATTTCGAAAAAGATACCTCTCCAGCCCTTTTTACAAAAAATGGAACGCTCTCTCAAATATATATGGCCAAACTATCACGCCGGGCCGGCTTGTATTTGCTTGAGGCGACTGGGCAGACTGAAAAATACCAAGATCAACTGATTGATAATGAATCCGCCAAGAGCGTTGTTAGTAACACTGCACGTGAAACCCTAATTCAGGCACGCATTGGCCAGGGCCGATTTCGTCAGGATTTAATTGACTGGTGGGGCGGAAGGTGTGCTCTAACAGGCGTAGCCAATCCAGATCTAATTATTGCCTCTCATATTGTTCCGTGGAGCCAGTGCGATAATAAAGCTCGACTTGACCCCAAGAATGGGCTTTTACTAGCTGCTCATATAGACCGGTTGTTTGATAAGGGCCTGATCTCATTTGACAAGGCAGGAGGGATGCTGATTAGCTCCAGGCTAAGTAATTTGGAGCGAAACGTATTTGGTCTGCAACTTGGAATGTCTCTGAGGAAGATTACTACAGAGCATCTTGAGTACCTAAAAAAACATCGTGAGGATTATTTCATCTCCTAAACGATATTTGACTGATGCCACTCCACTCATCAATGTGCGACGCACCATTTTTTAATAGCTAAAAAGAAATTGCATCAATGGACGACGAATTTGATATCGATCTTCACGATTTAAATGAAATGGGGGATGAGTTTAACAAGATAATGAGTCAGGTAGATACCCTATTTGAGCATTATGGCTTTCTTGTGGAGGCCAGAGGTCTGTTAGAGCATTTCCATGATAGAGTATTTGCAATAAAAAAAATGGCTCTTGAAATTGATTACAGCATTGTCAGTGAGAATTTCTTGCCTGAATCATTATGGGTGGCCGCCATCTCGGCATATGAAGGATATATGCACAAGCTATATTTAAGCTCTCTGGATGTTTGTGAATTCCAAGAAATAATCATGGCTAGATGTGATCGATTTACGAATGATAACATGCATGGGTTTAGCAGGAAAAACCGTGCAACAAAAGAAAAAATTAAGGACTGGTATAGTCGCAGAACTGTTTCCAATCCTTTTTCAGCTCAAACCAGCTTTGAAGAGTTTTACAATATACTACTCCCGCCGATGCTGAAGAGTGAAGCATACTGGGATGATGTCATCTCCGTAAGAAATGAAATAATCCATAGGAATGGCCCGGGAGTCCCGATAAAGAAGGAAAGCCTCATTGAGCTTGTCGATGGACTTGATCAACACGTAGCAACCCTCACGACGAGCATGGTCCGTGCATTAAATAGTCCAATTTAATTCCCAGAATCATTCATTAATTCATCAAGACTGAAAAGAGTGTGGTTTTGATTAGAAATAACATTACCATCCCGTGGGAAAAATCAGCATTTTAGTCACGCCGCCCTCCGTTCTTGCGTCTCTAGCGCCAGCAAGTCGCGCTGGCGTGCCAGTTCGCTATTGCGGGCTTCCAACTCGTTGCAGCGTGCGACATATTCCATTGCCGCGCTATTCTGGGTGGCCAGCTGCTCGTCCTTGATGGCGATGGTGTCCTGCAGCATCTGGATGTGGCGCTCCTTTTCTTCGAGCAGCCGGGACAATGTGGCGATTTCCAGCGCGTAGCGCATGGTGGTGATGTGGGTATTCATGTTCATCTCCTGGCGCGCTTGCGCCAAAACGAAACCCGCCGGGTGGGCGGGCTGTTATGGGGTGGGGCGGATCATGCTGCCGAGCCCTTCGCCGCAGCGATGGCTGCGCGTACAAGATCAGCGGCACGGACGTGCGTACTATATGCAGCTGCTCCGCCATCTGCTGCGGTGGTGACCGGCAGGAATGGTTCTATTGCCTCCAGCGCGGCCAGCAAAGAAGGCGCGGCGGCTATAAGGCGTGCGTCCGGGTGGACAACATCGGCGCACCATTCGACATGATGGGCACGGCCTTCAAACGGCGCGATCCAGTCTTTCCGGTCAGAAACGCGAGTCATGATGTTGAGCTCGTTTCCAGAGATCTTTTCGTTGAACCTCGGGCACGATCCACCCATGCCCCAGCGTTCGAAATCCATCACGGTTTTGTCGAACTGCGGGCGACCGCCAACCAGTTGAATAGACCTGTTCTTTCTATTGAACTCCCAGCGCCATGGGCCAGGAGTATGGATGCCTGTCTTGCGTTCCATCACGCTGCCTCCTTGTGTCGTTGGCTATCCTCCAGACCGCCCAGCGCCTCAACCAGCGCTTCCACCAGTTCGCCCAGCTCCTCGCTCATCAGGAGGAAGGTGGCTTCGAACAGGCTTTCGCGGTCGTCGCCGGCCTGGCTGGCCTCGTCCTGCAGCATGTCCAGAAACTGGATGCGCTTCAGCTGCAGCGTGTCGGTCAGCTGGAAGCGGATCTTCTCGTTCCAGATCAGGCCCAGCTTGGTGGCCTGCTTGCCGGTGGCGATGTGCTGGCGAATCTCGTCGCTGGTCAGGTCGATGCGGCTCACCCGGACCTCGGCGCCGTTCTCGCCGCCGTCCTTCAGCACCGCATCGGCGTCCAGCTCGAAGCCGCCTGGCGCTTCGCCGGCGGCCAGCCAGTCCGTCATCGCGGTATGCGGCGCGATCAGGGTGCGCGGCAGCGCGGCCGGGAAGGGGGGCAGCGCCTCGCGCAGCTTGGAGACCAGGGCCTCAGCGCGCGGCGCGCTGCCGGTATCTGCGATCAGCCAGCCGCCGGAGATGAGTGCCGGCACGCGGGTCGGCTTCGTGAAGGCACGCGGCAGCAGGTCGTCGGTGATCTGCTCTTTCAGCGCCAGCTTTTCCTTGCGACCAACCGTGCGCAGCTCCTTGGCCTCGATCTCGGCCACCTTGGCGTCGACGGCCTTGCGGATCACTGCCGGCGGCAGAACCTTGTCCTCGCGCAGCAGGCTCACCAGCATGTGGCCGCGGGTCACGAAAACCGGCTCTTCGAGGTGGACGGCCGGAGGAACCCAACCTTCGCTGAACCAGTCGAGGCCGGCGCAGGGCTGAAACGGGCGCTTGGCCAGTGCCTCGCTCAGGCGGATCGCGTCCGGGGCACCGGTGAGCCGGAACAGAGTTGCGTTGTTGAACCAGGTCATGCTTTCTCCTAAGACCGTAAAGGCATCAGCACGCCGCGTCCGCCTTGGAATTTGAAACCGGCGATGTCATTGGCGCGCGTTGTTGCGAACTCAACGCAAGGCAGTGTTGCGATCAGCGAAAGATATCGCAGGGCAAAGACGGCTTCGCCGATTTGCATTGGAATCGATATTTCCTTTTTTCCTGTTGCATTGCACTGGTAGCAAGGGGCATTGAACGAACCTTCCCCATCGCAGGCTTTGCAGCTGTAGGAATGACCATGGTGTTGGAACTCGCCGGCCCCTTCGCAGGATTTGCACCGCTTGCCATGGCCACGACCTTCGCAAGATGGGCAGGCCACGAACTCGGGTTCAGGCATTGTCGGCAAGGGTTGAAAGCCAGCTGCAGGAATGCGGCCAAGGGACGCGGCAACATTAGAAGCGTTCTTTGAAGGAACTTCGGGGTAGTCGCCGGCGATATCCATTTCGATCAGGATGTGGCCATTAGAGGCACATGTTTTGCCGTTGAGCGTAAATGGGTGGCGCAACCAGGCGCGACTATCGTGCTCACTGGCGCAGAACGGCCGCAGGTCGATGCTCATGCGGCCTCCTTCAGCCCATTAACCAGCAGAGAAGTGTTCGCGGCTTCGGCTGCAATGCCGGCCGCGGCGGCCGAGAGTTTGCGCATTTGCTCGGCGGTCTTGAGCAGGGCGGAAACATCCAGCTCCCCGGCCAGCAGCGCGCGGATGGCCTGGGCGTTCTCGGCGGTGATCTTGGACAGGTCGATGCCGTGGACGTGGACCACGTTCATCAGGGTCTGGACCGGCTTGGGGATGTTGCGCTCGTTTTCGTACCGGCTGCCGCCGGATTGGGTGACACCAAGGGCGCTCCAGAATTGCTGCTGGTTGAGGCCGGTTTTGCGGCGGATCTCGCGGACGTTTTGCATGGTGACTCCTGAATTGATGAAGCCCGCGCGAGGCGGGCTTGTTTGATCATTGCGGCGCGTATCCACATGCGCCGGCGGTGTGCTGTTACTGGCATTGCGTATCGGTGGTTCCGGTCAGAACGGTATATCGTCATCCATGTCGTCCATGCGCGGGGCCGCTTTCGGCTCCTGGCGGCGTGGCGCGGCCGGCGGCTCCTGGCGCGGTGCGTGCGACTCGCCGCCTTCCTGCCGGCCGCCCTGCAGGCTGATTTCGCTCACGCGCACGTCCGGGGACAGCCGCTTGTTGCCGTCCTTGTCCTGCCATTCGCGCAGCAGCAGCTGGCCGTACACGGTCACCTGCTGGCCCTTGGCCAGGTAGTTCTTCAGCGACTCGCCGCGCTTGCCCCATATCTGGCAGCTGAACCAGTTGGTGGACTTGCGCTCGCCGTAGCCGATGTCGCTGGCCACGCGGAACGACAGGACGGGCTCGCCGGCCGGCGTGTAGCGAAGCTCAGCGTCGGCAGCCAGGCGGCCGTCAAAGGTGATGCTGTTCATTGAAGGCTCCTGAGCGCCTTTTCCAGGCGCGGGTTTTGCGAATGATCCAGGTTCTTGATTGCCCATGACACGTAATCCCGTGGCAGGGCGACCAGTGGCGTATCTTTGTGCTTGCCGAACGGCATTACAGTCGGTACCAGGGCCTCTTCGGACAGCTCGTGCAGTCGCTCCCAGCTGTCCACGACAAAGCCTTGCTCATGCAGCCTGAGCAGGATGGCGCGCAGGATGCGATGGCATATCAGCACGTCCGCCAGCGCATTATGTGCATCGCGCAGATACTCCCTGGCTTCGCGGCCCTTCAGGTGGTACAGCAGGGCGCTTTGGCTGTAGCTGTCCAGGCCGGGCCATACCTTCTTCGCCAGCGCGCAGGTGTCTATCAGCTTGACTGCCGGCCGCCCGATTACCTTCCAGTCACTTTCGATGAAGTGGCCGATCATGTAGGCGGTGCCGGGCGGCAACTGGAAATCGGTGTGCGGCGCGCAGTCCATAAGGTCGTCGTCGTGGATGTGGTGAACTGCCATGGCGCCCAGTTGAATGGGCTTGCTCGGACGGTAGCGCCGGCAGAACTGCTCGCCCATGGCCAGGGAGAAGCCGCTCAACTGCACCCAGGCGGCCTCGATTAGTTCGGGGCCATTCAGACCGGTATGTTCGCAGTCAAAGATAATGGCGGTCATGCGGCTTGCTCCTTGGTTTCCAGTGCCGACTTCAGTTGGTCGTATTCGGCTTTCAGCCGGGCCTTGTTTACTTCGTCGCAGCGCTTCCAGGCGCCGGCGAAGATGCCCTGCAGAGAGCCCAGGTTGTCGCAGCCGCGCATCGCATCGATGGCCATGTCGACTTCTTCGGCCATCATTTGCGCCGGGTCTTTACCACTTTCCAGCCACTCCAGCAGCAGCTGGCCAGTTTCATTGCTCAAGCGCACCGGGTCGACGAACAGGCGAGTCCGGTCTTTGCTGGCCATCGCCAGGTTGCCTTCATGCGAGATGTCCAGAACCACGGTGAATTCGTACTCCAGCCCATCGCGCTGCTCAGACTTCATGCCCAGCTTTGCGACCTTCTTCTTACCGTTTTCTTCAACCTGGGTCGTCTCGGTCTTGCTCCGCATCGTGGCGATGACGTGCATGGGCGAGCGCAGGATGGCGTCGATGAAGGCGCGATGGCGCGGGGTGGTTTCGTTCCAGGCCGACCAGGTGTTCCCCTTGAACTTGGCCTTGGCCAGCGCGTCGTTTATCTCCAGGCAGCCGCCTACGCCACTCCACTCGTGCGTGATGCTGTCGATGATTACCGTGCTATAGCCGGCGGCTTCAGCCGCTTTCATCGCCTCGATGAAGCGTTCCGGTGTATAGGGGGGATCCAGCTCCAAGACATCGAAGTCGGCGATGTCGGAATACAGCGAGGCGCTGCCGCGCTCGGTGTCGATGACGGCGATCTTGCCGCCCAGGCCCTTGGCAACCACGAGTGCGCCGTAGGTTTTGCCTGCTCCGCTGGGGCCAGTCAGTGCCAGCCGTAGCTTGGCCTTTTTGCGCTGCGCCTTATGGAATTGCATGTTTTTCTCCGGTTCTTAAAACGGAAGCGCCAGCTTGTGGGCTGGCGCTGTGGTGTTGCGTTGGTCGAGTGATTGAGCTGCTTGGTGCTGCTGGGCGGTGAGGTGTTTCCAGCCATCGCCCTGGTTGATCTGCGGCCACATGGCGCGGACGAAGCGCCAGGCGCGCTTCCATTCGTTTCGTTTCATGGTCATCCCCATACGCTGCGAGTGCCAAAGAAGCCTTCGCGATCATCGTTGCTGCTGGATGGAATGGGCTTCTGCTCGGCTTCTGCCTTGCGAGCCGCGTCAATCGGCACGACATTCGGCGCCAGCGGTTGGCTTGTTCCGAGACGGTCGATGGAGGCTTCGAGTGATCGACGCAGCCGGCTGCCCAGGGCATCGGCTTCAGCGCCAGATAGCTCCCGGATGGTAAACGCGAAGCCCGGATGTGCCTCCCATGGAATGGCGACCTCGCCAATCAGCGCTTGCCCCTTCACCTTGATGGCGAAGGCTGGCCGCGGCTTGATCTGATCGAAGTAGCTGTTCACCTTGGCTACAAAGTCGGCCAGCAGGTTGGCGGCGCTGATCAGTTCAGACGCGCCCGAAAGGTTTGCGATCATCCTTGTTGCTCCTGTTCGTTCCCCTTGAGCCGGCCGGTGTATTGAGCTGGAAGAGGATGTCTTCGATTACGTGGCGTTCACGTTGCTTTTTGGCGGCGCGCCTGGCGTGTGGCGGGGTGTCTTTCAACGATCCGCCTTGCTGGATCAGGCGTGACTTCAAGGCGTTGTGCATCCGATCAAGAGGGATGGTGCGGATCACGCGGCCTCCCTTGTCGCCGCTTGGGCGTAGCTCTGACGAGCCGACTCCAGCAATCGAACCGTTTGGCGCCGCGCCGGCCCATCCGGCATGGCGTTGACAAGCGACAGCACTTGGGCGGCCATCGCCATGGTGGCCTCGCAACTATCTGCTTCGGACCATTCGCTCTTCGCCGGCGGCAGGTCGAGTTGCAGAGCAGCGGCGGCGAGCGTTTCGCCGTGAATGTGGTGTGCAATAGCGCTCTGAACAGGGCAGAAAAGACGAGCATTCATTTCAGTTGCTCCACGGCCTGAGCCAAAGTGACTGCGGCGAAGAAGAGGATGGTGGCAACGAAGCCCCCAATGACATGCTTGATCCGCGCCTTCATAGCCGCGACATCCCGGTGGGGAGGTAATCCGGCAGCATGACGTTGGCGCGGTCCAGGGCCTCGCCTTTGCTGCGCGCCAGCACGATTAGGTTGTCGATGCGGCGGCGGGCGCGTGGATATTGGAAGTGGACGCGAAATCCGGACAGCGCGTGCACGGCGTAGCAGCCGGAGTTGGCCGCCTGCAGCTTGCGGCAGTTGACGTTGATCTGCGCGGCAGCTGGCGCAGGGATGGCGTTGGCGATCATGCTGGTTCCTTTCCTAATAGCGCGCTACGGGCTGCGGCAAGCTTTCTGGGGTCGTTATATCTGACCTTGCCAGCCCATTCGCAGCACTCCGTCCACCACGTATTCAGGATGTCGGGCGAAGGGCGAATAGAGAACCCGCCGCCGCTGTATCTCATTGCATGGAAATGAGGCGTCTTGCCGCAGAACGGGCAGGGCACGAGAGCAACACCTTCCGGTATCACGACCTCTTTTGCCGCGGCAAGCTCGGGCGGAACATCCATCCATTCCACATCCGCCGGAACCGATACCCTGTAACCGTCCCAGTCATCAAAGTCAGGGGAGAGAACATTCTCGTAGCCAGCGCCACGCCACCGAAATTTACGTTTGGCAATCACAAACATCCCATCGCAGACCTTGCTAGGCATGCGCCAAAGGTATTCGCCAGCGGTGGCCGGGCGATGCTCGCTGTATTTGATCCAGCTCATGCTGCTTCCTTTCGCTGAAGGGTAGCGCGCGGCTTATAGTTGGCAGCGTTGATTCGCTCCTGGCTGGCGGCGCGGATGATGGCGGCGTTCTTGTCGGATGCCTGCACACCCGCGATGATGAGGGCGGGGCCCTTCGTCTTGGCGCGCGGCACGAATTCGACGGTGAAGGTGTGCATGGCGAACTCCAAAAAGAAACCCGGCGCGAGGCCGGGCAGAATCATTTCTGTTAATGATCGATTGTTTTATTTGAACCAAGCTTTGATAAGCTGTCTGGCGTCGTCAACAACGTTTGATGCATTTATTCCGCCTGTACCGGCGTTATAGTGAGTGGCGGTATTCTCAAGAGCAATAAATGCGGTGGTGACAAGCTTCCCATACTTGGGGTCGCTAAGATTATGCTTATTCATTTCAATTTTATAATTTGCGTAGCTCGTCCATGATTCACCCCCGCCAGATTGCGATTGAGTTGTCACGCCTGCATCATCCATGGCGTTTGAAACTTCCCCCTCATCTAAACCATGTGTATTACAAATTGAGCGTATTAGTTCCGAGTAGAATCCTGGGAAGTGCCTTTTTTTGGATATGTTTTTCAAAATTGGAGCGCCAGTTGGAGTCGATTTCGCAAGTGTTGCGGTTCCATTAGTCTTATGCGCGACCCATGGTTTTCCAGCTCCTTTTATGTTTATGTCGAAATCATCCGTTTGTGCTGAGGTTCCGCTGACTTGATCTCCGTTGTTATCAACAATCCAGAATGTGACTTCAAGGTGGCTTGCAAGATTTTTAATGCTTGCGCCATTGGACATGTTTATATCAGCACGTTCCGTGACGGCTGTCTCGTAAAGAATATTGTTTCCGTTTGCCTTTACCTCATTCTTTGCTAACTCTTCCATGTCGTTGTGTTTTGAGTTGTCGCTTTTTGTGAAGGCTGTGATGTTGTCTTGCTTTTTGCCGCTACCACCTAAATGATGGTTGAGCATATGGCCGGCGACAAAGAAATTTGACCCACTGCTTAGTAATGAATCAAGAGCTTGAGATATTGGGCGGACTGAATTGTTTGGAACGGAGCCATGGCCGTAATCGGCTGGAGTCACGTACGCTAAAATGTAGTCCGCTTCATTCACACTTGTGGTGGAAGTTTTCGATGCGTTTGTTACTGTGGTCGCTGTTGTGTTTTTTGCAGACTTTGTCCACATTGTTGTGTCGGTAATAGTGTTGCTTGACGCCATTCCTAGTGATCCGGCGGTTTTGGCTGGATTGAATAAGGACATCATTTTAGTTTCTCCAATTCCTAAGTAAGAGGTTGGAGTTTTATCCTAGCATTTGATTCTATTATTCAAATAAATGACAACACGCTTGGTGTTGATTGGAATGATTTTGACTCTGCGAAAATTAAGCATGTACTTGACCTCCTCCCGCAAAAACGTAGCGACGAAAAGTAGAGATTTCTGGCAAATTTAAGCCCATCCGGGCAGGAGGTTTGTCATGAAAAAATCGAAGTTCACCGAAGAACAGATTGCCTTCGCCTTGCGCCAGGCGGAGTCCGGCACCACCGTCGCCGAGGTCTGCCGCAAGATGGGCGTCTCCGAAGCCACCTTCTACAACTGGAAGAAGAAATACGGCGGCCTGGGCGTCAGCGAGTTGCGCCGCCTGAAACAACTGGAAGAAGAGAACGCCCGTCTCAAGCGCATGGTCGCCGACCTGAGCCTGGACAAGCAGATGCTGCAGGAAGTCATCCAAAAAAAGCTGTGAGGCCGGCCCGCAAACGCGAGTTGGCCAACTTCCTGATCGACGCGTACCGCGTCAGCATCCGTCGCGCCACCGCGGTCATTCAGCTGCGGCAAGCTACCTATTTTTACCGCCCTCACCCTCGAGACGATCGTGCGGAGCGGCAGCGAATCCGCGAGATCGCCGCCACCCGCATTCGTTATGGCGCGCGCCGCATCCACGTCCTACTGCGGCGCGAAGGCTGGCGGATCAATCACAAGAAGACCTACCGGATCTATTGCGAGGAAGGCTTGAATCTGCGGCGCAAGCGGCCCAAACGGCGAGTGGCAGCGGCGCATCGCCACGCTCGGCCGGCCGTCTCCAATTTGAATGCGTGCTGGAGCATGGATTTCGTCGCCGATCAGCTGTTCAACGGCCAGAAAATCCGGGCCTTAACTGTGGTGGATAATTTTAGCCGGGAGAGCTTGGCGATCACGGTGGATTTCGCGCTGAAAGCCGCGGACGTGGTTGCTACGATGCAGCATGTGCAAGCCTTGCGCGGGACGCCGCAACGGATTCAGGTCGACAACGGCAGCGAGTTTATTTCCCTGGCACTGGACCAGTGGGCCTATGAGCAAGGCGTCACACTGGACTTCTCACGACCAGGAAAACCCACGGATAATGCCTTTATCGAGTCATTTAACGGCAGTCTGCGCGATGAGTGCCTGAATGTGCATTGGTTTCTATCGCTGGACGACGCACGCGAAAAGGTCGAGCGTTGGCGGCAGGATTACAACGAATTCAGGCCGCACAGTTCGCTGGGCGACCGGACTCCCAGCGAGTTTCGGCTAGCCCATCTTGAAGCCGGAAATCTCCAACTTAGACCGCTCGGTTAGTTGGGAGGAGGTCATACTCTTTTAAATGCACTTAATTTCAGTTGAAATTTAATGTTTGTTATTGTTACGAGCGAATCGCAGGGGTGGGGCGACTGGCATGATCCATCATCCAGCCGGGGAGGGCGTGGCCCTCGGCCCCACCGCTGAAATCAGCGGTCCTACCGGCATCAGACTACCCGCGAAGGCTGCCGGCGCTGTTGCAGGGGCCAACGGTGATCTGTGGCCCACCCATCTGCGCATATCGGTTGGGGTGCGCAACCGGAAGTTGTCCCGCTTTCGCGGCCCCGGCGCAGTACAGGGGTCTACTCACTGCATTGCTGAACGTCTTGCGGCTCCTGCCCGGGTGGCGCCCGGTAAGCGCGGCCAGCGCTACACTTGCTCGCACAAGGCGTTCAGCAATGCAGCCGGCGTTCGCCGGCGGCGGCTTAGGCGGCCTTCAGCTGCTTCGGGCGGCAGGAAGTCACCTTGTCGCTGCCGTCTTCCTGCACCTTGATGAAGTCGCCCTTGGCACCCTTGGTGATGTCGACGATCTTGCCTTTGCCTTCACGGCCATGGATGGTGGTGAAGCTGACCGACTGGCCCTTCTTGAATACCTGCTCGCTCATGCGATGTCCTTTCAGTTGTTTCGGCCGCCGAAGCGGCCCGTTTCTCAGGTTGTCGATGGCTACTGCACGCCCTTCGCGCAGGTCATCTGAGGCGGCGGCGATATTGCTGCCGTAGTGGATCTGACTTCCGTGCCGTGCGAGGAGAATCGTTCTCGCGGGCGCCAACCAATCAGAATCCAAAGCCAGAGCAAAAATATATCCATGCTTCTCCTGGCGTTGACCTACACGGCTGGCGGCTTGAGCCTGGCTTCTTGTGAGACTATCCGCGCAATCCTTATGCGCACTCCCACCAAGCGAAACCGCCATACGTGTAGGTGCCCATTCAACGACCGGGCCAGTCGAATCAGCGATTTGGTCAGGCCCGCCGCATTGCCTGTTTGCTGCTCACACTGGATCGGGCCGGGCTTGATACCGGCTACAGGAAAGTGTCTATGGTGCTATCCCGCGTTTCCTTCAACGCCGCCGATCCAGTGTGCCGCCTCGTGAGAAGCGGCCTTCTACTTCACTCCCCCGTTACTCGCCACGGTGGGGTGGGCGCTTGCGCTGTCATTGGTCCGCTCCTTGCGAACCTCTTGCGCGGCATGCAGGTGCTTCTGCATGACTTGGCCATCGCTTCCTCAGGTCTGAGACCTGACAGGGGGTGCCGTGCTGCGCGCCCTGGGCTGTGCCGTATCGCTGCTGGTTGTTAGAGATCGGTGCGAAAGTTTCGCTGCGTGTTGAACAAACTTTAACTCTCAGCGAAATGTTGCACAAGGGTTTATTTCGCTTGATGTGAAATTTGTGGGTGAAAGTGCAACAGATGGCGAATCGTTTCGTGTGGGGATGGGGCGTAAAATGCCAATGTCACAAGATGGGGTGGGTTTTGTCCGGCTATTCCGTGCAAAGATAATTGCGCTTGGAAGTACTACTACTGGAGCGAAGCGTATGAGAGTTGTAGGGCTGGTTTTGTTGGTGATCTCGCTGTGCGTGGCAGGGTATGGTTTGTCTTACCAGACGTTTGTATATGCTCCCAGCGGCGATGCCGTGAACAACTACGGCTTAATGCACAACCAATCTTTGATACTAGGTGGCGCAGGGGTTGCGTTTCTGGGCAGCTTGATCATGTTTGGCTTCGCCCAACTGGAAGAGGCAAAGACAGGCGCGCAGGTACAAACACCATTTACTCTAGCCGTTAGTTGTATCAAGGCGAACGATACGGCGGGTTTCTTGGCCGCATTGCGGAGGCCAGATCTCCATCTGGATTCAACTGATGATGGTGGCATGACACTTTTACATCATGCGGCTGCGAGGCAGAACTATGAGGCCGTAAAGGCTTTGATTGAAAGGCACGCAAGGAAAGACCTAGCGGATTACAAAGAAAAATTAGCTATCGAATACGCTGATGAAACACTGGAAGGCATAAAGATTCGAGAGTTGTTGAAATGAAAAAAAGAAGCTGGAGTGAAGCAATGCTGAAGTATGGAGTAGTAATCACAGTGTTTGCCATAGCGGCGCGGGCTGCATTTGCGGTCTCCGCGGTTCCTACCTACGATGGCCCGCTCAAGTGCGAATCGAAGACTGTCGATGACCTTTGGATGGATCACCGGCTCGGTTGTCTCAAGGTAGGACAGCAATTCGTCATTTCATCTGCGAGTGGGGCTGGACAGTCAGTACAAGGCAAGGCCTTTACCATTAACCAGAAGCTGACCACTAGCGATTGGGTTGCCCTGAACGGAAAGGTAAGGTACTTCCAGCACTTCTTATGCATCAGAAACATGCCTTCTGGCGTTGCGGGTTGGCAAATCGCAGGCGATATTGGCCAGGCGACCAAGAGCACCGGCTCCATTTTTAAAGTTCCGGGGATCGTTCACTCATCGACCGCACAGTCCGGCGGGATAGAAGTCGGGCCTTGCGATCCAGCAAAGCATCCGGTGATCGTCGACTACAACACTGGGAAGATCGAGTCGGTGAACCCGGAGGCGTTGAAGGCGATCAACGTTTACGAGCTGCCGGCGAACTGAGGCTGCTGGCCTGCTGATGAGGCGGAAATATCACAGGAAGGAAGATGGATGATGGGCTCTTTCTCTATTTGGCATTGGCTGATGTTCCTTGTGATGCTGGTCATCTTCCAGGTGCCTGCATGGTTGATCGTCCGGAAAGCTGGCTTCCCTGGCGTGTTGAGCATTGTCATGTGGGTGCCGGTACTGAACCTGCTGGCCTTGTGGGTGTTCGCGATGGTGCCCTGGCCTGCAACTCGAAAATAGTGCCGATCTACGCAGCCGAAATTGAAAAGGGGATGGAATGACACGCTATAGCAAGCGCGTAGGTGACGGCGTCACCGCCCACTACAACTCCGCCGAGGAGCTGCAGAGGGCCAATGATCGCGAGTTCGAATCAAAGGTGCGCGGCTTTGGGCTGCTGGTGGGCCTGGTCGGCGGTGGCTGGCTGACCTGGTCGGCGATCATGTCGCATGGCGGCGCCGAGTGGCCGAAGTTCCTGCGCCTGCTGTTCACCCTGGTCGGGGCCGCGGTGAGCGGCGGCGCGCTCTACTTCCTGAGCATGTACATCGTGCTCGCGATGGTAGTCGCTGTGGTCGGCTGGGTGATCTGGGGCGGGATGAAGTGGCTTTGGAGTGCGGTCTAGGGGGCGTACATGAAGCAGCGCCTGCTCGCTTCACTCTCACAGAGAGCCGTCATCGACACAAAGACCAAGCCTGACACCTCGCCGGCGTTGGGCTACCGACAAGAAAGGAATGGCCATTGGCTACTTACGTACTGGCAACAACAGGTGACAAGGTGAAGTGGTATGTGTACCAGCGTGACAAGCCCGAGGCCGGCCACACACTGGCCGATTCTTTGGACCTGAGTGCAACCCCGCTATGGGGCAACAAGGAATCCGCCAAGTCCGCCGCGCTCAAGATGGGGCTCAAGACCTGGCGGTATGTGTCCATCTAGTTGACGTCGAAATCCAGTCTCTGCTCCACCACTTGGGTGGTGATGAACCGGCCGGGGCCTGACGCAGCAGCTTGTTCCCCACATGCGTGGGGATGAACCACGGCAGATACATGTCCGATTCCTACCGGACGCATGTTCCCCGCAATGGTGGGGCTGATGGACCTAATGCTGATGCTGGATGAGGTTGATGATTTCGATACTGGATTTTCTTGTGGAAGCTGGTCTTGCGGCCTTGCCCTGGTGTCGTCCGCCGTGCGCCGATTCGATGACGAAGAAAGAGGAGGCGCTGAAGACGATCAGCGGCGCGGCACACGGCACGGCCCGGGACGCCATTCTGGTCCGCCTGAACGGTGACTCTAAGAATCAGCGGCTCTACTTCATCTCCTCGGTTACCTCAAGGGCTGACAGCGTACACAACTGGTAGGGCAGGAACGTCTGCGCCGTGGCTGGCATATGTTATAAACGAGAAACTTGTTACAACAGACTGGCAGGCGTTGAACGGGAAGGCGTGCAACTACCAGCATTTCCTATGCGCCAAGAACCTGCCCGCCGGCTGGCTGCTGTCGTATCGGCTAGGTGATGCAGGCTGTTAGCTCTATCAGCTCCGCACTGGGATAGCTCGTGTAGATCGAACTAAACGTAATCGGTCAGATCAAATATGCGTCTTTGACATTGTCCAAAGCTGTTCACAATCCTGCTGGCATAGCATAATCACGTAACTTCACAATAATTTAGTGTTTAAGTGCTATGAAAAGGCTATCTAAGAAAGATAGGGAGCGTCAGATACGGCGTTCGCTTTGGGGGCAAGAGGATCTTTGTCGAGTCCCTCAAAAGAGGTCTGTAAAGAGACCAAGTTCTGGTAAGATTGTCAATGCTCCTAAGTGTTTCGATGTGTCAGTCGGGACTTATCGTGTTGATTTAATTGAGTTTTTTAACAAGGTTGAGCAGGAGCTAAGGGAAGGTGGGTCCATCAGGTTATGCTTTAAGCATACCGAAAGGCTGCATCCTTGCGGGACACTTGTGTTCGCGTCAAAACTTGACACTTGGCTCACTTGCTACCCCGGCAAAGTCGTTGGCAATGCATTGCCGAAAGATGATGTTGTAACACAACTATTCAAGCATATAGGAATACTTGATAAGCTTTCTTTGCACTCAAGTTTGGAAGCTACTCATGATATGGTTAAGTACTGGCACTATCATAGCGGCGATAGTATTCAAGCTTCAATCTATAAGCCATTAACTTTATCATTGATGAATGATCTTGACCATCCATCAAAAGAATTGTTCGGAGGCTGCCTAAATGAGGCAGTTTCTAACGTTTTGGATCATGCATATATTGGAAATGAAGGCAAAAATATGCCAGAGGAGCTGCGAAAATGGTGGATGTTCTCGCAGCACAAAGATGGTAGATTTTTTGTTGCCATATATGATCACGGAATGAGCGTTCCAGCGTCCTTAGAAACATCGGCGCAATGGGCTGATATAGTTAGAATGATCCACAAGAAGGATAGCCGCCTCATTGAAACGGCTCTCAGAAGTCCGAGGACTCGGACACGATTAGAGCATCGCGGGAAGGGGCTTCCGGAAATGTTGGAGTTTTCAAAAGAAATGAAAGATGGTGGGTTGATAATTCTTAGCCGTAAAGGCGGCCTAGAGTACAAGGCTCGTTATAAGAGTTTTAAACGACGGAAATATAGCACCAAGCTTCCGGGGACGCTGGTGATATGGAGTATTCCTTCTGTTAGTGGTCAATCCATTTGAGTAAGTAGGATATGAAAATGATTTCTATTGCTAAAGATTTTACTGATACGCCTGCTGGGCGGTTTGGTGATTATTCTGGAAGTAAGTTCAGAGACTCTCTATTAATACCAGCCTTGCAGGATAATGACACAGTAACCGTTGATTTGTCAGACGTTATTGGGTTTGGGTCATCTTTTTTGGAGGAAGCATTCGGCGGGTTGATTCGAGGAGGGTTTACTGAGGATGAGCTGAAAAAATCTTTAAAGATAACTGGTGGCCTTAGTGTGTATACCTCAAGGATTTGGCAGTATATTTCTGATGCGGAGCGTAGGAGGCGTGCGTAAGTGTCATTTGCTTCGACAGTAATTAAAGATTATGGGCCGGTGATTGCTTGGCTGATCCCATTGACCGGCTGGTTTGTTGCAAATAGACAAGCTAATCAGCGGGAGAGGAGGAAAGAGGTTCGGGATGAGATTTCCGAAATTGGCAAGAAAATTGATGAAGTACTCATATGCCAGAAAAAAATATTGGATTTAGATGGCAGTGATTCGGTTAAGTCAAAAATTGTAACACTGGAAAATGTGGCGATATTTATGCAGATTGATGCTGCAATTGCTCGCCTTGATCGTAGATACAGAAATGAACTTAGTGATTGGGATGACGAAAAGCTGTTGAATTTGAATGATGTGATAGGAAAGTCAACGATTTTCTTTAACTTGTGCACTGAAGAGTATGAAGAATCATTCAAAGAATATGAGGCTGCAAAGTTATGGCATAAGCAGTGTTTGGCTGGGAGCAAGTTAATGGATGCGTTGCATCAGTCATTTATTGATGCATTCAAATAGTTAGTATTTTGTCTTGATTAGTATTTAAAGTACAGCAGCCCCCCCCACCCGCCTCTCCCCACCCCATTCTCGCCATTACTTCTTCGCCTTGACCACGCCGGCCACTACCGGCAGACTCACCCCAAGCGCTAGGCTGAGCCCACCCGTTCAGATAAAAACACCTGGCGCCCGCAGACCAGCCCGCACACGCGGGCTTTTTTTGCGTCCGATTGTGACGTAATACCATCTTTGTATGATGCCATGACATCCCTGCCGTAATCGACAATGCGGCATGAATGTAAGAGGTGATCGAATCAGGGCCGAGCGCCGGCGCCGCGGCTGGCGGCAGGAAGATCTTGGCCGACGGGCCGGCTGTAGTCGGTCGATAGTCGCCGACCTGGAGAATGGCCGCAATCGCGAGTCCACGAAGTTGCCGAGCATCGCGCGGGCGCTGGGGGTGTCGCTGACGTGGCTGGAGACGGGGAAGGGGCGCAAGACGCCGCTGGCGAACACGGAGGCCCCTTACGTCTCTGCGGACTCGCTGGAGGATGTAGCTGAGCAGATGCTGAGCAAAGGGCCGGATGAGGTCTGGCGACTTGTTCAGCTGCTGCTGACCACCGCACGCTGAGAAATCGGCGGCGCGGTTTTCTGCGTCGTGAAAATGTCCTACCTTGAATAGACAGGGGGACTCATGGCGACAGCTATCGATCAGCTGCCGGAAGTGGCGGCAATTTCCAACAACAGAATCAATGCGGCGATCTGCGCCGCTGCAGCGCTGCGCAGTATGTTGGTGCGCGCCAGGACGCGTGATGACCTTGATGCGGCCCTGGCGCTGATCTGCACGATCGCTGGCGGGGCGCCGACGCTGCTGGCGACATTCTACGGCACCAAGGTGCCATCGCTGTACATCAACCACGGCTGGTCTGAGGATTGGTTGCAGCGATATGTAGAGCACGGGTACGTGAAAGTTGACCCCGTGGTAAGAGGGCTCGCCGGCGCGCCGGTTGTTTGGTCCGAGCGGCTGTATGCGCCGGGCCTGACGCCGGCTCAACGCAAGTTCGTCGTGGACTGCGAGCATCACGGGCTGACGCACGGCCTGACGTATATCGCGGACAAAGGCGCCGGCGTTCGATACGTGCTGTCTATGATTGGCCGCCAGGTGGAAGACGACCGCGCGCTGCGCGATCTGCTCGAAATGCTGCTCCCCGACCTGGCTGAGGTCGCGCATAGGGTTTTTGCTTCAAACGCTCGGATTGCGAAAACAAGCAAGATTCAACAGTCTGTAATCGAACTGTATTGTAAGAAAGGCTTTAAACGGTTCGAGGTGGCAGCCGCCCTTGGCAAGAGCGTCTTTACCATTGATTACCATGTTGGGCGGCTTATGGAGACGTATGAAGCGGCTACCGTTGAGCAGCTCATGTACAAGATCGGGGCATGCGAATAGCGCATGAACTTTAAATCACGTGTTGAAGAATACGTATTTTTACTGTGTACAAATTTTCTTACTATTTCTCGTAATGACCTGACAGATGTCAGGTGGGACAATGTGGCCACAAAACAAGAAGATGTCAGTAGTGACATATGACAGACGGCTATGATTGAGCACCTGAAACGGAGTTAGGAATGCAGAGCAATTGCAATATCGCTCATGCGCCATGCGTGCATGCGGCAAACTGTCATCACCACAGAGCTGGTTTCGACGCGCGCGGGCCGGTTGTCGCTGAAGTGGCGCTCAGGCGTTACAAGGACGGGACGCTGGAGTTCGTGCGGTTTGGGGATGTGAGTAGTTTAGATTTGACACAGGCCAGATTTGCGGCCTAAGGAGTAGTGTAGGGCGACAGTAGAGCAGGGCGACATCAGTCGCCCTTTTTGTTTTCCTGCTCCATGAAGGCCTTGCGGAGCAGTTCGAACGCGTAGGCTTCGCCCTTTTCGCGCAGGAGCTTCACGAGCTCATCTTCAGACTGAGCGGTAATCACGACCTGCTCTGGCACCGGCGCCGGCGCTTGTTCAGTATCGTGGCTCCTGTCCATCCAGCCGTATTCCAGGCCTTCCGCCTCTTCAATCCGCCGCGCCATATCGTCCCCCATCCGGCGCGAATTGGGATTCTTCTTGTCCAGAGTCTTCAGCGTAGAGAGGTAGGAGGCTGAGGAGCCCACCTTTTCGGCTATGCGCGCAGCAGATCCCCTCGGCTCCAAAAGCCGCGCAAGATTCGCACGCCGTATATCAAAAACATCGATTCCCATGCCCGAATAATAGGAATTTTTCGCACCACGTGAAATAAACGCAGTGCGAAACAAGTGCGCATGGCCTTGCGAAAAGTTTTGCACAGAGTTAAAGTTTTGAGCGGGGGATTGCATACATCATCTCCGTTTCGAAGTACCCAGTTGTCAAAGAACACCCGCATCGCGCTCCAAGGTGGCAGCCGGGCGAGGCGCTGCAGCGGGTCTGGCTTGGTGCTGAGTGAAGTATGGCAAAGGGCTAACCCATTGAGAATGATCATTTTTCGAGTTTCTGTAAGGCAAACACATGTTCGCAGAGATCGACTTGGCGATTTTCGCCACCGTGGATGAGTACCTGAACCGTACCGGCCGCAACATGCGCCAGCTGTCGGAGGACATGGGGATCAATTACAACTCGTTTCGCCGCAAGGTGAATCGGGACAAGGCCTCCCCCCATCCGCAGCATTTCACCCCGCAAGAGCTTATCCGGCTGATCAAGATCACCGGCGATTGCCGCGTCCTGCGTTTCATCAACGCCGAGTGCGACAGACATCTGAGCCAGGTAGCCAAGATCGCGGAGGCCGCCTGATGGCGGATCTGAGCGAGCAGGTCCACTTCAGCAGCAAGACGGACGAGTGGCCGACGCCGCAGGCGCTGTTCGACCAGCTGCACGAGGAATTCGGTTTCACGTTGGACGTCTGCGCGACGGCGGAGAACGCAAAGTGCGAACGGTTCTTCACGCGCGAGCAGGATGGCCTGGCCCAGGACTGGAGCCAGGACGTCGTCTGGATGAACCCGCCGTTCGGCCACCAGATCAAGCTGTGGATGGCCAAGGCCTACCGCTCCAGCATCGACGGCGCGCTGGTGGTCTGCCTGGTGCCGGCGCGGACAGACACCCGCTGGTTCCACCGCCACGCGCTGAAAGCCGCGGAGATCCGCGCGCTGGACAAGCGGCTGCGGTTCGATGGGGCGAAGGCGAAGGCTCCGTTCCCAGCCGTGCTAGTGGTCTACAAGCCGGGCGAGAACGGGCAGTGCAAGTTGAGCGCGTACAAGGTGCCGGGCGCTGGCGGCCGGGCGCACGAGATCAAGGGAGGGGAGTGATGAGCATCGAACAGTTGCAGCAGCAGATCAATGAGCTGAATGGCGTGGTGGCTGGACTGCGGGCGGACCAGGGGGTGATACAGCAGCAGCTTTGCGAACAGAGCGCGCAGCTGCCGCAAGCGATCAAGGCCGCGATTGCGGATGAGCTCAGGCCGGGCGGAGTGCTTTATCGAGCCAAGTGTGGCGGCGACAAGCCTCGCGGATAGCCACTTCCATGAGGACGCCGTAGCTCGACTCATAGGCCTTGTTGATGGGGATTTCTACATCAATGGTGACCACCGATCCGAGCTCGTCGTTATCAGCAGGAATCATTAACTCCACTGCGGCATATCCGTTCGAGTGGTCGTATCTGATTTTGTTGATGAAGGTCTTCATACAGCCTCCTGTATGCAAATGGGATTTAAGCATATCAGAGGGCAGGTCTCGCAGTCTTGCAGGAAAAGAAAAACCCCCGGTCAACGGCCTGGCCGGGCCTCGCGGGGGTTAATCAGATTCAGGAGAAATTATGGCAACGAATACCGATGGAGGCAAGCGGGAATGAGCGTAGTCCACTCGTTCGATATCGCCCATGCCGCCATGTATGGCGTAGAGGAGGCAGTGTTCATCAACAACATGGCGTTCTGGATCGCCAAGAACAAGGCAAACGCGCGCCACCTCTACGACGGACGGACTTGGACATACAACAGCATCAAGGCATTTGGCGAGCTGTTCCCATACCTGTCTGAGAAGCAAATCCGCCGGGTTTTGGACAGCCTCGTGCGTCATGGCGTGATCATGAAGGGCAACTACAACGACCAGGGCTATGACCGGACTTTGTGGTATGCCTTCGTGGACGAATCCATTTTCCTAAACGGGCATATCATCTGCCCAAATGGGCAAATGGAAGCGCCCAAAAGGGCAAAACGAAACGCCCAGAAGGGCGAACCTATACCAGATGGCTTACCAGATAGTTACGCAGATAGTAGTAAAACCAATACGCCGCCGGCTGACGCCAGCGACGTTGAGTCCAAGACCATCACGGCTAAAGACCTGAAGGCGAAGGGTGTCGCCCCCCAGCACGCCGCCGACTTCCTGGCCGTCCGCAAGGCTCAGCGCGCCCCGCTGACTGCCACAGCCCTTGAAGGCATTGAGCGAGAGGCTGCCAAGGCGCGGCTGACATTGGCCCAGGCCATCCAGATTGCAGCCGAGCGCGGGTGGCGGGGCTTCAAGGCCGAATGGCTGCAGCGCGACACCCCTCAATCCAGCCGCCCGGCCAGCGGCAAACCAACTCTTGCCGAACAGAACCGTGCCGCTGCCGAAGAGGCTAAGCGGGTGCTCTTCGGCGACCAACCTACGGATGCCTGACCATGCAACAGAACGACTACGACACATTCGTCAGCCTGCTCCAGGCGGTCGCCGAGCTTTACGGCAAGCCGCTGACGACGCCCGCGATCACGATCTACTGGAACGCCCTGAAGCATCTGGACCTGGCCGTGTTCCGCGAGGCCATGAACCGCCACGTCACCAGCCCCGACAACGGCCAGTTCATGCCCAAGCCGGCCGACCTGATTCGCATGACTGCCGGGTCGAGCCAGGACAAGGCCCTGCAGGCCTGGCACAAGGTCGACAAGGCACTGCGCCACGTCGGCACCTACCGCAGCGTAGTGTTCGACGACCCGCTGATCCACCGCGCGCTGGCGGAAATGGGCGGCTGGATCGCCCTAGGCACGAAAACCGAGGACGAATGGCCATTCGTAGCTCGCGATTTCGAAAGCCGTTACCGCGCATTCGCTGGCCGGCAAGAGGTGCCGGAGTATCCGCCGGTGATGATCGGCCAGTTCGAAGCCGATAACCGCAAGGCTGGGTTGCGCTGCGAGCCGCCCATGCTGCTGGGCAATCCCGCAATTGCCAAGACCGTCATGCTGGCTGGCTCCTCGCGACCGCTGCTGGAGCGGAACGAGATGGGGGCGGAGCAAGCGAACAAAATCCTGAGGCTCGTCGACCAGCGCTCGGCGGTGCCGCGGGAGGCTGCATGAGCCGGGAAACGCTCACCATCCAGACCGGAGCCGATCTCCGGCCGCGCATGGCCCGCGCATATCAGCTGGCGTGCCAGATGCTGAATGAGGCCGCCGATGGCAGGGGTCTGAAGGTCACGATCCAAACCGCCAGCATCCGCAACCTGAGCCAGAACGCTGCCATGTGGGCCGCGCTGACCGACATCAGCGAACAGCTGGACTGGTACGGCAACAAGCTGACTCCGGAGGAGTGGAAGGATTTGCTGACCGCCAGCCTGCGCCGGACGAAGGCGGTGCCGAACATCGACGGCAGCGGGTTCGTGATCCTCGGACAGCGCACCAGCGACATGAGCATCCGCGAGATGGGAGAGCTGCTGGAGTTGATCCATGCGTTCGGCGCTGAGAAGGGTGTGAAATTCGGGTTGGGCTCAGCGTATGGGAGGAAGGCAGCATGACAGAGCTTCAGAAGGCGATGGCCGTAGTGCTGCTGACCGCGGCCATAACCCTGGCCGGCGCCTGGGCGCTGGGCCTCGCACGCGGGAGCGGTCTATGAGCACTGCAACACCATCCAAGATCGTCCCGCGCCCCGGCTCCACGCCTGGCACTGGCCGGCGCGAGACTGGGCGCATCACCAGCAAGGCCATCCGCGACAGCGCCGCCGGCGAGGTCTGCACACTGCAGATCGCCGGCATCTGCAATGGCCGCACCGACACCACGGTCCTGTGCCATCTGCCTGATGAGAGCCACGGCATGGCGCGCAAGGCGGACGATGTTTCCAGCTGCTATGGCTGCAGCGCCTGCCATGACGCCATCGACGGCCGCGCGCCGCACGCCTGGCAGCCGGGCGAGAAGGATTTCTACATGCGCCGCGGGATGGTGCGCACCTGGCGCCGGCTGCTGGCCAAGGGGCTGATCACGATAAAGGGGGCTGCATGAGCGACAACGTAGCGAATGTCTTGCAGATGGGCATCTTCTTTGGGTTCTTGGCGTGGCTTGTTTACCTCAAGCACAAAGACAGCGGCGGCGACGAATGAAATGGACTCAGCAGGGCGAATGCCTGGCATGCGGCGACTGGCGGATATTCCGCTACGCCCTGGCCGCAGTGCCGTATTACGAGCTTTGGGAGTGGCCGCAGTTCCTGGGCCGCTACACCACGGCCGGCGCAGCGAAGACGGAAGCGGAGCGATTGATGAACGAAAGGGAATTGAATGCAGCTTAATTGCCCGAATTGCAACGACGCCGGCCCGCATGGCGTTCACTCCGCCGCGGCGCAGCGCTACATGTGCAAAGCCTGCGGACGGACGTTCCGCGCCCGTGCCGCCCAGGCTGCGACAGTGGCCAAGCCGGCGGACGGCAACAGATTCGTCATCACCTGCGCCGTGTCGGGCTCGCCGGTGCATGCCCCGTTCCTCAAGAGCCTGCAGCAATACTGCCGTGAGAACGGCGCCAGGCTGATCGTCGTGCCGGTGGCCTACCGCAACCCGACGAGCAACCTCGAAAAACCGCACGAGTGGTTCGCGCCGGAGCTGGCCCGGTACATGGCCGCCGACCGGCTGGAGCTGTGCCCGGGCGTACTGCTGCTGGCCGACGTGCCGACGCAGCCGACCGCGGTGCGCCCGCTGTCCGGCCTGCACACGATGAGCGGCGACAGCCACGGCATTTTTGCGCATCCCAAGATCGCGCTGGAGAGCGTGCCGGTCGCCATCGGCCACGCCGCCAAGCTGGTGATGACCACGGGCGCCGTCACCGAACCGGTATACAGCAAGAGCAAAGCCGGCAAGAAGGGCGAGTTCCACCAGGTGCAGGGCGCTGTTGTGGTGGAGTGGGACGGCCGCGCCGCCCATTTCCGCCACCTGAACGCCGGCAAAGACGGCTCTTTCTACGACCTGGACCAGAAATACAGCGCCAGCAACGCCAAGCGCGCGAGCCACCGCGCCCGCGTGTTGGCTCTGGGCGACCTGCACGGTGTCCGCCACGATCCGGAGGTGCTGGAGGCTGCCGTGTTCGGCGTCGACAGTATGGTCAACGCGCTGCAGCCGGAAACCATCGTCCTGCATGACGTGCTGGATTTCCAAAGCGCCAGCCATCACAACGACTATTTCGAGCGGTTCAAGCTGCGCCGCGCCGGCAACGATGACGTCTATGGCGAGCTGTGCGCAACGGCTGATCTGCTGGGCCGAATCGCAGCCACCGGCGCCGAGGTGGTGCTGGCCGGCAGCAACCACAACGAGCACATCTACCGCTGGCTGGAAAACCACCAGAACGCCCAGGACGTGCAAAACGCCATCGTGTACCACGAGACCAAGCTGGAAATGCTGAAGGCGCTGGCCGCCGGCCGCGAGCTGGATCCGCTGGAATACTGGGTGCGGAAGCTGCTGCCGGATAGCGGCAATATCCGTTTCCTGCGCCGCGACGAGTCATTTATCGTCGACGGCGTGGAGTACGGCCAGCACGGAGACAAGGGGATCAACGGCGCGCGCGGCAGCTTGCATGGCATGACCAAGGCAGGCGCCAAGCTGGTGATCGGCCACAGCCACACGCCAGGCATCGCCGATGGCGTCTACCAGGTCGGCACGTCCTCGCAGATGGCCATGGGCTACAACACCGGGCTGTCCGGTTGGCGGCACACGCATTGCGTTCAGTACGCGAGCGGCAAGAGGACGCTGATCCACATCGTAAACGGGAAGTGGAGGGCGGCAGCGTGAGGTTGGGAATCGACCCGGGCATCAACGGCGCCATCGCGGTGCTGGACGGAGACCAGCTGCTGGCCGTCTACGACATGCCGGTTGTGGAGCTGAAGAGCGGCAAGACCACCAAGCGGAGCGTGTCGCCGGCGCTGCTAGCCAGCTTACTCAGGCAGCATGCCGGCGCACATGTGGTGATCGAAAAGGTCGGCGCAATGAGCGGCCAAGGCGTCACCAGCATGTTCAACTTCGGCAAGAGCGCCGGCATCGTAGAGGGCGTCTGCGCTGGCCTGGGTCTGCCGGTATCGTTCGTCACACCTCAGCAGTGGCAGAAGCGGGCAGGCCGCAAAGATGGCAAAGACGGCAGCCGGGCGCGCGCCGCGGAGCTGTTCCCGGCCCAGGCCGGCCTGTTCGCCAGGGTGAAAGACGACGGCCGCGCCGAGGCCGCGCTGATCGGTCGGTTTGGAATGTGAAAGGGGCAGTGCAATGGTGATGAACGAACTGGAACACGACGACAAGTTGAAGGCGATCCTCGCGCTGGAGCAGTGGGGGAAGTGGCAGCGGCAGGGAAACGGCAAGGATCGCTCGCCAGGGCTGGAGGGCAAGTTCCGCACGAACCGCTGCCCAACCTGTTTCGAGGATGACGATCCGTGCGAGGCCTGCCGATATCTCAAGGGCACCGGCGAGGTGCTGGACCTGCGCCTGGTGCTGGCCGTGGAGCGCGCCATCAGCTACGGCACGATGCGGGTGTCGATGGGCGGCGGCCGGGCCCGCGTGACGAATGGCTGCAGCGTGAACGAGCGCGACATACTGCTGAACCATTACCGCGGCAAGGTCGACGCCGCCGGCACGTTCAAGCTGCCTGATCTCCGATTCAGGCGCGACCGGCTGGGCATGCACGCCGCGCAGTACGACGCGATTGTGGCCAAGCTGACACAAGAGGTATGGAATCGTGCCAAGCGGAACATGAGAGCTTGACGTGAAATATGAGACGATATAACATTACACTAACAATTTGATTGACCGTCGAACGGTTTGAGATGCCACCCTTGCGGGTGGTTTGTCACGTCCGACGGAAATGCATAAGCCCCACGGTTTCGCCGCGGGGCTTTCCTTTTAGGAAGTGAAGAAGTCCTCCTTCTCACAGAACCTACTATTGGGCATCTCTTGTCTTTTCTGCAGCTCTTCCAGAATCAATTCGGCCATGTTGAAAATTTGTACGGCTTCGCTTTTGCTAGGACCATTTTCAGTGCTCCCCGAAAGATAGTTGGCAGCCAGCTGGAGCGCCAAAATCTGCTTGTCGTCAAGTTTCATTAGTATGACTCCATGTTTGTGAGGCTAAATTATCGCATGTTTGTCATAAATTAAGAATCGCTAGGCCATCGCCGCCGACACCGTAACCACCAGTAGCGGCTAAACCTGGCAACACGGACGCCGGCTCTCCCGTCGTGAGCAACCCGCAAAACCGGCACCTTCCACCATGCCCCGCACATCGCGGGGCTTTTTCATTACCGAGGCCCGAATGCGGCTACGTCACACAACCATCGTTTACGAGGCTGCGCCCTGGGGACGTGGCGCCGAGCTGGTGCTAATCACCGGCACGCGCTGCCGAGTCATCGCCCGCGACGGCGACGAAATCACGGTGCGATTCCACCGTAACCGGCAGCACGCCACGTTCACCCGCCGCGCACTCATCAAACTGGTACGGAGGTAGCCATGACCCAGCCCATCACCGCCCGCGTCCAGTTCGACAGCGCGACCGCCGAGGAGCGGATCGCCGCCCTTGTGGCCGAGTACGCCGGCCAGTCGATCAGTCCGCACCGGATGGAGGTGATCCAACGGCGCGCGGTGGCGATTGCGATGGAGTGCATGACCATCCATTTCCCCGGCAGGGAGCCGGAGCCGCTGCATTAACCCCATGCGCAGCCCGAAAACGCAACTGGTATTAACAGGGTCGGGTATTCCCCCGGCAAAAACGCATCAAAACGGCCAAGTGGTATTAACGACCCCCTCCGAGATAGCACATGACTACCATCGCATTCGACGGCATCACTATGGCCGCGGACGGCCGCGCTACGGCCGAGGACGTCATCCTGGCTGACGACCTGCAGAAATTGCACCGACTGGAAACCAACCGCTGGAGTGGGCGCCCGGTCATCATCGGAATGGCAGGGGTCACTCGCAGCGTACCTGGCGCGCTGGCATGGATTGAAGGCCTCGCTGAGCAACCTGGCGAAAACGCCGACTTTGCCGCCCTGGTTTGGGATGGAGAGCGCCTGATCATGGTGAGCGATGAGTGCCTCACGCCAGAGTCCTGGCCCGCACCCATGGCCATCGGCTCCGGCAAGATCCCAGCGCTGGCGGCTATGCGCGCTGGGGCAAATGCTCCTCGCGCCGTGGAGGTGGCGATAACCATGGATGTGTACAGCGGCGGATGCATACGAACAGTTGTCTTGTAGCTGTATGCGCCTTCCGGGTGGCATAATGTTGCTCCATGACTATGGAGTAATGTGAATATGCAAGAGAGACTGAGAAAAGCTGTCCAGCTTCAGTTCGATTCAGCGGAAATCTGTGAACGACTGCTTGGCTATAAGGAAACCTTCGAAAATTCATTGCCAGCATGGTTTTCGGCCATGGCTGGCTCGGGCATCACAGGTATCGTAAAGAGTGTAGGGGTTTCCGAAAGTGGACTTGGGCTCGAGATTTTCGGATGGCCAATTGAGCTGCGGGCAAAGGCCGTTGCGTCCAGTGAGGAGTTCGGAGAGCTCGCCCTTCTGCTTGATTTTGTCTACGCTGGCGATGATCAGGATGTGTCTGTTTACAAGGCATGGATCAATAAAAATGGCTGGCTGAATGATTTCCACGGCTCCTTCGCTCGCCATAAATTTGAAGCACCGTCTTCTATTGAGATCCTGATGCAAATGGCGGCCTTGGGCTTATACGAAAGCCCGGTGATGCAGGTTGGCATAGGGAAGCCGCAGCCGAAGGGGTTCATGGTGATTTCCTAAGGGGTCACCCTAAAGCATTGCAGAGGCCGCAACCGCGGCCTTTTTCATTTCTGCAACAGAAACAAGTGACGTTAGCTATGGATGCGGACGACTTCGTAGAGACCCCCGGCGCCGCGCGCCGGTGATGGTCAGGGTGTAGGCAGGAGCATCACCAGCGATCCCAGCGCCACGATGAAAACAGTGCTCAGCTCGAACGCCAGCGTGCGCCACTTCCTCCGCTGCTGATCCGGGTAGTCCATCAGCAGCATTCGGTGGTTGACGTAGGCAGCAGCGAACATTCCGACGATCAGCGCCATCAGCAGCAATGCGCCGACACGAATGATCGGGAACATGAACGGCATGACGTCGATTTGCATAGCGATCTCCCAGTCGATGGCGAGAGCCTAGCACCAGGCGCAGAACGCCGCCGCCGTCCATCAGGACAGACCAATCCCGGCCCGGCCGCCTCAACAAAAGGTGATCCGGGCAACAACAACGCCGAGGAGGCGAGAGCCTCATGGCGACGAAGAAGCAAATTGAATTCGCGGAAGCATACCTGTCTAGCGAGGATTTGAACGCGACGGAGGCCTACATGAAGGTCTACCGCGTCGCCGAAAATGTTGCCCGATCCGCTGCCGCCAGGCTGTTAGCAAACGTTAACTTTCAAGCGTATCTGCGCGAGCGCAGAAAGGAGCTGGCGCGGACGCTAGACATCACTCCCGAGAAAGTTCTCGCTCGGTATTGGCAGATTGCCACCGCGGACCCGAACGACCTGGTGCAGTACCGCCGCGACAACTGCCGGCACTGCTGGGGCGCCGGCCACCAGTACCAATGGACCGAGGCAGAGTTCGAGCGGGCTCAACGTGAGGCGGCAGAGAAGGGTGACGAACCGCCCGATGCCGGCGGCGGCTTTGGTTTCATCGCCAGCCGCGATCCGAATCCGGAATGCCCTGAATGCGCCGGAGAAGGCCGCGGCAAGATATTCGTCAGCGACACTCGACGTGTGAAGGGCGCCGCCAGGCTGCTCTATGCCGGCGTGAAGCAGGGCAAGGAAGGGCTGGAGCTGAAGATGCACGACCAGCTCGCGGCGCTGAACAAGGTGGCTGAGCACATTGGCCTGTTCCGGGACGCTGCTGCGATGCGCCGGGCTGAGGAGATGCACAAGGCCGAGCTGGCGGCCAAGCATGCTGCGACCGACAAGCTCCGCCGTGACCTTGACGATGGCGATGGCGATAAGCCGACCCCGGTTCAGATCGTGGTCGAGGTAAAGGATGCCAGGAAGCGGGGCGACGATGCCAAGCCTTAATGTCCCGCAATCGCAGTTTCTGGCGATGGATCACAAGTTCCGTGCCTATGTCGCAGGCTTCGGCTCCGGCAAGACCTGGGTAGGCTGCGGCGGCCTGATGCAGCATTTCTGGCAGTACCCGCTGATCAACGCCGGGTACTTCGCCCCGACCTACGCCCAGATCCGTGACATCTTCTACCCGACCGTGGAGAAGGTGGCTTTCGATTGGGGCTTGAAGGTCAAAATCAACGAGTCGAACAAGGAAGTCCACGTCTACGAGGGCCGCAAGTACCGCGGCACGACCATCTGCAGGTCGATGGAGAAGCCCGAGACTATCGTCGGCTTCAAGATCGGCAAGGCGCTCTGCGATGAGCTGGACGTGATGAAGGCGGAGAAGGCGCGCGCGGCCTGGCGCAAGATCATCGCCCGGATGCGCTACAAGGTGGACAACCTCAAGAACGGCGTGGATGTAACCACGACGCCGGAGGGCTTCAAGTTCGTCTACGAGCAGTTCGTGAAGCAGGTTGCCGCCAAGCCAGAGTTGGCCGCGCTCTACGGACTGATCCAGGCATCGACCTACGACAACGAGGCGAACCTGCCGGACGACTACATCGATTCGCTGTTCCTGACCTACCCGCCGCAGCTGATTGACGCCTACCTGAAAGGGCAGTTCTGCAACCTCGCCAGTGGCAGCGTCTACCCGTGCTTCGACCGCAAGCTGAACCATTCCGACGCCGAGATGCAGCCTTATGAGCCGCTGCACGTCGGCATGGACTTCAACGTGCTGAGGATGGCGGCGGTGATCTATGTGATCCGCGACGGGAACCCAATTGCCGTGGATGAGCTGGTGGATGTGCGGGACACGCCGGAAATGGCGCGCATGATCAGCGAGCGCTGGAAACGAACCGGCCACGCGATCACCGTCTACCCTGACGCCAGCGGCCAGAACACGAGCAGCAAGAGCGCCAGCGAGTCGGATCTGTCGATCCTGCGCCAGGCCGGCTTCACCATCAGCGTCGGATCCGCCAACCCTGCCGTGAAAGACCGCGTGTTGTCGACGAACGCCATGCTGCTGAATGCGAACGGCGAGCGGCGCCTGAAGGTCAATACTCGCCGCTGTCCGAAATTTACCGAGGGGCTAGAGCAGCAGGCGTATGACGCCAACGGCGAGCCGGACAAGAAGAGCGGTGTCGACCACGTGAACGACGCCGGGACTTATCCCATCGTCAGGCTGTGGCCGATCGCTAAGCGCACTGCCACCCAATCCAAACTCAACATGTAGCCCGCCGCTGAGCGGGCTTTCTACTACCCCGCAGGAGGCAGCATGTCAGACGTCAGCACTCAATCGCCGGCCATCAAAGCCATGGCCGAGGACTGGCCGATCATCGACGCGCTGATGGGCGGCACTAAAGCCATGCGTGCCGCGGGCGAGATGTTCATGCCGCGCTGGCCGCTGGAGGACCGGCAGGAGTACGACGCGCGCCTGAAAACCGCCACGCTCTACCCGGCGCTGTCGGAGACGGTGGAGCAGATGATTGGCCGCGTTTTCGGGGACCAGATCAGTCGCAAGGACGTGCCGCAGCGGATCGAGGATGAGGTACTGCTGAATGTGGATCGCGAAGGCCGCAGCCTCGACGTGTTCGCCGCCGCCTGGTTCGGCGAGGCGCTGCAGCGCGGCGTGTCCTACTTGCTGGTCAACTACCCTCGAGTCGAGGGCGCCCGCACGATGGCGGACGAGAAGGCAGCCGGCGCGCGTCCGTACTGGTGCCACATCTCGCCCAAGTCCGTGCTGGGCTGGAAGACGGATAAATCCGGAGGCAGCGAGCGACTTGTCCAGTTTCGCTACCTCGAGCAGATCGAGGAACCGGACGGCGAGTTCGGGGTAAAGGTCATCAAGCAGATCGTGGTTCTGGAACCTGGACGCTGCCGGCTGTATCGAGAGGCTGGCGCTGACTGGTCATTATGCGATGAGTTCGAGATGACCGCCGGCAGCGGGCCGCTGAAGGATATCCCGCTGATCCCGCTGTACACCAAGCGCACAGGCTTTCTGACCGGCAAGCCGCCGCTGCTGGAGCTGGCGCATCTGAACGTCAAGCACTGGCAGTCGCAGTCCGACCAAGACACGATCCTGCACACGGCGCGCGTTCCGATCCTGGCGCGCATTGGCGCGGAGCCGCAGTACGACCATGAGGGCCGCAAGCGCGACGACATGCAGATCGGAAAGAGCCTGATCGACCTGCCGCTGAACGGCGACATGAAGTACGTCGAGCATACCGGCGCGGCCATCGTCGCCGGCAAGGAGTCGTTGGCGGACCTTGAGGAGCAGATGAAGGTTGCCGGCGCCAAGTTGCTCACCCGCTCGGTGCTGGCGATGACCGACAGCCAGGCACGCGGCGAGTCGCTGAAGGAGATCAGCCAGCTGCGAGCCATGGCCAACGCGCTGGAGGACTCGATAGCCAAGGCGCTCGACTACACCGCCATGTGGATGGGCCTGGGCGACAATGGCGGCGAGGTGGAAATTAGTGGCAACATCGACGCCGACTTCGACCCGTCCGCGTCAATGGACGTGCTGGTCAAGATGGGCCTGTCTCCGGAAACCATGTTCAGCGAGGCCAAGCGCCGCGGGTTGATTTCCGAGTCGCTGACCTGGGCGGATGAGCTGGAGCGCCGCGCCGGCCAGCCGCCGCTGGGGGCGATGTAATGGCGACGGCCAATGAGCTGCAGCTGCTGCAGCTGATCGCGCATCAGATCGACCTGGGCCGCTACAGCTCGCACGTCGTCCGCAAGATCATGGCGCTGCTCAACCGGGCGGATGCTGACTTGTTCGCCCGGCTGCAACTGGCGTTGGCCGATCTGGACGCGGACACGTTCACAGTCCAGCGGCTGGACGCGATATTGCGTTCCGTCCGTCAGCTGAACCGCGCTGCTTACGAACAGGCGAGGATCACGCTGGAGGGTGATTTGACCGGCCTGGTGGCGTCCGAGATGCAATGGCAGCACGATCTGTTCCGCGGCCTGCTGCCGGTACAGGTCAGCGTCGCCAGCGTCGCGCCGGAGACGGCCTATGCCGCCGCGATGGCTAGGCCGATGCAGGGCAGGTTGCTGCGCGAGTGGTTCGAGGGACTGGAGGAGGGCAAGGCCGCCCGACTGCGCGACGCGCTGCGAATGGGCTTTCTTGAGGGCGAGCCAGTCGCCAAGATCGTTCAGCGCATCCGCGGCACGCGCGCTATGGGCTACGCGGATGGACTGATCGAAACTGATCGGCGCGCAGCGGAAGCCATCGCCCGGACTGCCGTCAATCACTACGCAAATTTCAGCCGTCAGCACGTGGCCAATGCCAACGCCGATCTGATCGCCGGCGTGAAGTGGGTTTCGACACTGGACATGCGGACGTCCAGTATCTGCCGCAGCCGCGACGGAAAGATCTACCCGATCGACTCTGGCCCGCGCCCGCCGGCGCACATGAACTGCCGGTCAGCTGTTGTGTTCGTGCTGAAGTCCTGGCAAGAGCTGGGCATAGACATGGCCGAACTGCCGGTATCAACGCGCGCCAGCCTCAACGGACAGGTGCCGGAAGAGCTGAGCTACAGCGATTGGCTACGGCAGCAGCCGGCGACGATGCAAGACGAAGTGCTGGGGAAGACCAAGGGGCAGCTCTACCGCGCCGGCGGCGTGAGCCTGGATCGATTCACGGACGCCAGTGGCCACGAGTACACGCTCGACGAGCTGAGAAAGCGCAACAAGGCGGCATTTGAGGCGGCTGGGTTGGTATAATTGTGGGGTGAACGAGCTCCTCAAACAGCTGGGCATCTTGCCCGGCCCGCCTCAGCCCCCGGAAACGCCCGAAGCGCTTTTCGAGGCGGATGCCGCGCGCCAGATAGCCGAGAACTCACCATCCGATCCGCGGCGCCGGCCGCTTTGCGACGACTACTGTCCGGCCTGTTCGGGCTCGACATGGTTCTACGCCCAGCAAGGACCGGCCAGTCGAGGCGTCAAAGGTACGACACGAGTGAAGGTGTGCGTGGCCTGCTTGGCCAACGGCAAGATGACGACCTACTGAGTTGATTTACAGCTTGGGCTGGAAAGCCCGAGCGAATGGCAATAAAATGCCATGTAAATTTTTTGGCGAGCGCATCAATGTCAAACCACACTGTCGCAAAACATGTTTCAAAGAGGATATTGAAGTTCACATATCCAATTGTAGTATTGCTGCTTTTAAGTCGTCTGATCTTCAGGGTCAGCTCTTTTTCCCAAGAGGAGTTAATTGATCAGGGAATTAGATTAACTTTTAACTTGTTATTCTGGGCTGTTTTTATTTTTGGCCTGGCCTACATTGTCAATCGAGCTATCTTGGCTACGAAGAAAACCAAACAAGGCTAACTACGTTTAGACACTGAACCAAGAACCCGCCACATGGCGGGTTTTCTGCTTCCTGGCCCCAGCAATCGCTGGGGCTTTTTCATTTCTGCCGCTGAACGGATGTGACGCGGTGCTCTTGGCTGGAAAGCCGCAACTCACAGGATGGAAATCCACGCATGAAACTGAAACTCGACGAGAACGGCAACGTTGTGCTGGCCGATGGCAAACCGGTCTACATCCACGACGACGGGAAGGAAATCCCGTTCGACGCGGGTGCAGCGATGCAGAAAATCGCCCAGCTGAACGGTGAGGCCAAATCGCATCGCGAGGCGCGCGAGGCCGCCGAGGCGCTGGCCAAGAAGTTCGAAGGCATCGAAGACCCGGCGGCAGCGCTGAAAGCGCTCCAGACCATCAAGAACCTGGACGACAAGAAGCTGATCGATGCCGGCGAGGCGGAGAAGGTCAAGGCCGAACTGGCTGCAGCCTACGAAGGCAGGCTGAAGGGCAAGGAAGATGAGCTGACCAAGCTGCAAGGCCAGCTGTACAACGAGCTGATCGGCGGCTCCTTCGCCCGCTCCAAGACCGTCGCCGAGAAGCTGGCCATTCCGGCCGATATCGCGCAGTCCTTCTTCGGCCAGCGCTTCAAGGTCGAGGACGGCAAGGTCGTCGCCTACGACTCCAACGGCAGCAAGCTGTACAGCCGAGTCAAGCCGGGCGAGTTGGCCGGGTTCGACGAGGCGCTGGAAACGCTGATCGACAGCTACCCGCACAAGGACAGCATCCTGAAAAGCACCGGCTCGTCCGGCAGTGGATCGGGCGGCAATGCCGGCGGCGGCAGCTCCAGCGGCGCCAAGAGCCTGGCCGACTGCAAGACCGATGCCGAGCGCGTCGCGTACCTCCAAGCACACGCAAAATAAGGAACCAACATGGCATTTGACCTGCAGGTTTTCAACAAGCAGACCTACCTGACCATCACCGAGACGGTCGCCAACGAGGTCAACAAGTTCAACGAAGCGTCCCAAGGCACCATCGTGCTGCAGAACGCCCCGGTGTCCGGTGATTTCGACATCACCGCCAGCTTCAAGGCCATTTCCGGCTTGGTGCGTCGCCGGAACGTCTACAGCAACGCAGCGGTGGAGTCCAAGCGTCTGCAACAGCTGCTGAACGCCTCGGTGAAGGTCGCCGCTGGCACGCCGCCGATCGACTACGAGCCGGCCCAATACCAGTGGGTGCTGCAGAACCCCGAGCTTGCCGCGCTGAAGATCGGCGAGCAGCTGGCCAAGGCCCGCGTGGCTGACATGCTGGATACCGGCATCCGCGGCGCCGTGGCGGCGCTGTCGGGTAATGCGGCCGTCTCGACCGGCGACGGCACCGAAGATCCTTCGTTCCGCCTGCTCAACAAGGCGTCGTTCAAGTTTGGCGATCGCTCCAGCGCCATCCTGGCGTGGGTGCTGCATTCGTCCACGCTGAGCAAGCTGTACGACAACGCGCTGGCCAACACCGAACGCCTCTTCTCCTACGACGGCGTGAATGTCCTGCGCGACCCGTTCGGTCGCCTGTTCGTGGTGACCGACTCGGAAGCGCTGGTCGTGCCGGGTGCTGCCAACGCCGATCCGAAGTTCCGTACGCTCGGCCTGGTTGGCAACGGCGTCGTGGTCAGCGGCAACGATGACTTCAACAGCGTCATCGTGCCGAAGGTTGGCACCGAGAACATTGGCGCGACCTATCAGGCCGAGTGGTCCTACAACCTGGGCATTGCCGGTTACACCTGGGACATGGCTAACGGCGGCAAGTCGCCGACCAATACCGCCATCGGCACCGGCTCGAACTGGGATCAGACCGCTACCAGCCACAAGGACACCGCGGGTGTCATCTTGACCACCAAGTAACTGCGAGGGGCTTCGGCCCTTCAGGGAGTTTACATGAGCAAGAAAATCCTCTGGTTTATCGCCGGCCCGGCGACGAAGGAGCAGCGTGAGATTGCCGCGAAAGAGCGGCTGACCATCCGCGATTCCTTGGCCTACTGGCCGGGCGATGCCATCGAGCTGTGCGATGCCGTCGCTGGCGACGTGCCGGCGGCTTATGCCGAGCGCTTCGAGGTTCTGGAGACGGCACTTGATGCCAAGCCTGCCAAGGGCAAGAAGAAAGGTGTCGAGAATGCTGCTGCTGATCAAGCTGCTGGTGATGCTGCCGCCACTGAGCTCGCTGATGCCGTGGGCGAGGGCGTGTAACCGAGCTGGGAGGTGAGCATGGCGCTGATCGTAGAAAACGGCACGGGACAACCGGACGCGCAGAGCTATATCTCCGTGACCGAGGCCGACGATTACCACGCCGCCATCGGCAATGCTGGCTGGTCTGGTGACGAGGTGGCCAAGTCGGCGGCGCTCCGGCGTGCGGTGCAGTATCTCGACGGGCGTTACCGGTTCGCCGGTTGCAGGCTGACGGCGACCCAGGTGCTGGAATGGCCGCGGCAGCCGCTTGGTGTGCCGAAGGCACTCAAAGACGCACAGGCAGAGCTGGCGCTGCGTGCGCTGAAGGGTGAGCTATTTGCGGACTCGGATGGCCGGGTGCTGGTTTCCAAAACCATCGGGCCGATCAAGAAGGAATACGCTCAGGCCGGCGGAAGCCGCTTCCCGGTCGTTGATGCGCTGCTGCGGCCCCTGCTGGCCGGCGGCGGTCAAGTTCGACTTAGGAGAGGGTGATGACTGAGGCGGAAGAGATCGCCGCGGATCTGCGCGAAGACGGCCAGGACGTGAAGATCGAGCGCCGCGTCGCTGGCGGGTACGACCCGGAGCAGGGCGGCGAAGCCGAGACCGTGGAGACCGATACGGTACCAGGCGCGGAGTTGGAATTTGATCTGCAGTCCTCAGGCCAGCTCTTCGCCGCAGGCCTGGTGAAGGCCGGAGACAAGCGTGTGCTGCTCTCTGTCCCCAAGTTCCCCCCTGAGCCAGGACAGTTCATCACACTGGCGCGCGACCGGCGATACCGCATCGAAGGCGTGAAGGAGGTCGGTCCTGACGGCGTGCCGATTCTCTACGACCTGCACGTGAGGCGCTGATGGGGCAGTTCTCCGTAGACCTGACCCGCATCGTAGCCAAGGCCAAGGGCAACATGGACGTGGTGGCGCGCAAGATCGTGTTTGAAGCCTTCAACAAGGTGGTGCTGAAGTCGCCTGTCGATACTGGCGCATTCCGTAACAGCTGGACGGTTGGCTTCGGCGCGCTGCCGGCGGCGATACCACGGGCGCCGACCCAATCCGGCATTGACGCCTATGCGGACGTGGCGCGTGTGTTGAGCACGAAGATCGTCGGCGTGAATGCGTGGCTGGTGAACCCAATGCCGTACGCGGTCAAGCTGGAGTACGGCTGGTCCAAGCAGGCACCGGCCGGCATGGTTCGCCTGACGCTCGCTGAAATCTCATCGCACTATGGGAGGTAATGGTGTCTCTGACCACAATTCGTGCGGCGTTCGAGAGGCGTCTTGCCGATTGGGCAAAGGGCCAGGCGCTGCCTGTGGCATGGGAGAACGTCGAGTTCACGCCGCCGGCGGATGGCCTCTACCTGCGCGCCTTCCTGCTGCCTGCCGACGGTGAGACGGTGAACCTGGAGTACGGCGCATGTGAGATCGGGCTGTACCAGATCAACGTCTGCGCTCCTCAAGGAAAGGGGCCGCGGCAGGCCGAGAAGCTGGCTGAGGCCTTGCAGGCGCTGTATCCAGCTGGCGATGTGCTGGGCGGCGCGCGCTTGGTACGCCAGCCAGCCATTGGCCCGCCGATACCAGACGGAGTGAGCCGGATCGTCCCTGTCACCATTCGATATTCCACCATTTAGTCCGCCTCGAGCGGGCTTTATCATTTTGAGGAGGCGACATGCCATCCAATGCAATTTCCGCCCAAGGCTCCAAGCTGAGCATCGAGAGCGCCGGCGACAAGCCTAGCTTTGTCCAGATCAAGGAAATCCAGTCCTACAGTGGTTTCGATGGCAAGGCGTCTGAATTGGACGTCACCACGTTGGATTCCACTGCGAAAGAGAAGCGCAAGGGCCTGAAGGACAATGGCGGCTTCCAGTTCGAACTGAACCGGGTTCTGGATGACCCGGGCCAACTGCTGCTCGATGCGGCCCAGAACGAAGATCAACCTCGGCGCTTCAAGCTGGAGCTGCCCAACGGCAAATCGGCCACCTTTTCCGCACTAGTCATGTCCTTCGACCTGAAGGGCGGGGTGGATGCGGTTCTGAAGGGCTCTGCCACGTTGAGCATTTCCGGCGCAGTGACCTGGGCATAAGGGGAAAGCATGGCTCTCGATGTACTGGACGACGACCTGGTCGTCGGCGACAAGATCCACTGGTTTGATCTGAAGCACTACGTCACCGGCGCCCCGACTGGTGCGCGGCTGGGCGTCCTGTCGGACGAAGCGGAAATCGTGAAGGCGCTGCGACGCAAGATGCACGACAACGACGTGAAGCGCTTCGCCGAGGCCAAGGCCGCCGGCAAGGAAGCTCCGGAGCCGCTGCTCTACGACGAACGCGAGGCGCTGCTGCTGGACCTGGCCGTGGCGCGGCTGGCCGGCTGGGAAGGCCTGGTGCGTGGCGGTGAGCCCTTGCAGTTCAGCGCCAGCGAGGCGCGCGCGCTGCTGCAGAAGGCACCCTGGATTCGGGATGCCATCCTCGCCGAGAGCGGAGAGCTCGCAAATTTCATCAAGCCGCTGCCGACGCCGTCCGAGCCTACGCCGGGCGAGAGTTCCGGCTCGACAAGCGGCTGAAGGATGGCGAGTCGCTGAGGCGCCGCGGCCACGGCAACCCGCTGCAGTTGGCCCCGGAGGTGTCCTACCTGTGGGGCTGGTTCTGCGAGTTGTCCGCCGGCCGCCAGTCGTCGGGCTACGGCCCGCAGCCGCTGAGCTACGGTGACATTGGCGCGTGGGAGAGGCTTCTCGCGCGCCGGCCCCGCGTCTGGGAGGTGATGCTGCTCAAGCAGTTGGACCTCGACTATCTGGAGGTCCAAGCCATGGATGATGGCGCGCTGTTGGCTGAGCAGATGCAGGATGATGAGGCGCGGTCGCGGGCGATTATAGCGTTGTTGGTGGGGGCATAAGTCTATGACTTAAGCAGCGGGCTCTTTCCTGAGTATGCTTTTCTCCAATTTGGAAATTTCTCTTCTAAGTTCAATTTTATCTATGATGAGGCGGAGAATTTTATCTTTGTGGTCTTCATTATTCTCGTTACGATATGACTCAATCAGTGAGTCAATTTGAGATATCTCTGATAAGTTGAATTTCAGCATTGTTTTGTCGTGGTCAATTCCTCTGAAGTGAAGAATTCTTGCGCGCTGTATGAAAGCGCACGATAAAATGCCGCCGCCCATTGCTCCGATTGATATCGTGCAGACGTTAATTGCTGCTTTGATGCTTGGCTTGTCAGTGTTCTGAGCGAGTGGATAAATAATTTCCAATACTGACGTGATCATGACAGAGGTGATGCAAGTTAATACGCCAATGATGAGTAGCCAAATTGGCTTGGAAAGGGAGTTGAATCCTGCTGCTTGATATACCAATACGATGGGAATTAGGGCAAGCGAAAACCAGTACATATTATTCTCTGTTGTTAAGTGTTACTGTTCAAGTTAATCAGATGATTTAACTCTTTCCCTGTACTCCCTCACCATCTCCTTCGTCACATCCTTCTCGTAACAGATGGGAGCCTCGCCACCGGGCCGGCTGTACGCGCTGCGGCGCCCACATGAGCTGCCATTGCGCGCGGTGTTGTACGGGCACGGGCAGTTGCCGTAGTAGGACTCGATGGACTCCTTGATGATCGCGCGCTTGATCTGCTGATCCGACATCGGCTTGGCGCTGGCCGAACCGGCGGCGAGTAAGAGGGCGGAGAGGGCGAGAGCGATTGGCCTGAGCATGTTGTTGTCCTGTTGAGCAAGGTTCCCAAGCTATATGCTGGATGGATGTCATTGTCAATGTCATAATGACGACTCCTTGACCCAACAGGACAATAAAGATGAAAAAAGCTCTCTTGCTGATCGCTGCCCTGGCGCTTTCCGTTCCTGCTGTCTCCTTCGCCGGCAAGCACGGCGGTGGACACTACGCCGGCGGCAAAGGCTCCTCACACAAGGGTGGCCACTACAAGAACAAGTCGACGAACGATCACTACCGCAAGCGGCATTGATCCAAGTCGGAGCGCACGAAAGGCCCCGCAACCGCGGGGCCTTATTGCTTCAGTTGGAACCGTAAAGGCTGCATCGGGGAAACTGATTTGTCCAAATGGACAGCTGACCTATTTGTTAAAGATAGTATAAGGTATCTGGTTGATCTTCTATCAGGTGTCATAGCAATGAAAAAGGTCATTCGCATTGGCGATCCGACTGACCATGGAGGTAGCGTTACAAGCGCCACTTCGACAACCAGTTTCTTTGGCAAGAATGTTGCCGTAGTGGGGGACTCGGTAAGCTGCCCCCAACAAGGTCACGTGAACTGTGTAATCGTTGAGGGCGACCCATCATGGAGCATCGGCGGGAAGGCCGTTGCGCTTGAAGGCCACAAAGTAAGTTGTGGCGCCACGCTGATCAGTACCCTGGGGCAAGTGTCGCGCGACTATATAGGAAGTGGCGCGGCTACTGTGGGTGCCGGAACCGTGGCGGCTGTAGCGGCTGCGGCTGGCGCCCTGGCAGCAGGTAGACATTGGATAGAATTCGCTTTGCCGGCCCAGGAAAACTACGCAGGGATGTCGTGCACAGTGAACTTTGACGATGGAAGCTCCAAGGCAATTACATTCGACAAAAATAGCTGCGCTCGAATTGACTCGATCGCGAAAATAACCGGCGTAAAGCTGGAATTTGACAGTGTAGAAGATGAAGGCGGTGAGAGCTTGACGGCTGCGATATTGAAAGGGATAGGGGCGTAATAATGTCGGATGTTCGTTATGGAAGCACTAAGGGCGGCTCTTCGGCCACCGGCGCTCAGCCAATCCCGGAACACAAAATTGAGTACCTCGGCTCTTATCAAGTAAATCAAAAGCATGAGATTGAGTCGCCATTAAAGAAGAGCTTGGATGCGCTTGAAGCCGCTGCAGCACGATTCGCAACGGATGCAATCAATGACTCAAACGTCCGGACCTCATACCAAAATAATATTACAAGGATGGCGAGGACTGTCCTTGAAGAAGTAAGTGCAGGAACTATGACCGCGAAAGAAGGGATGGAATTTTCATCCAAGATGCGGAATAAGATTATGATGGAGCATCGAGCAGTAACATCTGCTCACGGACTCGCCTCTGCGGAGCAGCATAAAAAAACTGGCAAGACTTCCACTGACCTACTGGATAAATACGCCAAAAGGCTGTTCGGCAAAGATTTCAAAGCATTAAGTCCAGCAGAGAAGAATAAGGTTTACTATTCGATCATTGAATCATCAGCGAAATCGAATGATAAGTTTGATATAAAAGCGAAGAGATTGAAAGTTATTGGGAAGGTTGGCTGGATAGTTACAGCAACACTTGCAGCCTATTCTATTTCCCAAGCAAGCAATAAAGAGAAGGAAACTATTCGGCAAGGCGCTGTCATCGGTGGCGGCATGCTCGGAGGTGCTGCAGCAGGCTTGTTGGTTTCCACGATTTGCGGCCCAGGTGCCCCAGTATGTGCAATTGCTGTTATGCTGGCAGGTAGTGCGGCCGGTGGTTTGGCTGCGGAGAGCGTTGCAGATGCCTTTGATGATGAGCTTGAGGAGTTTTCGAAGTGGAAAATTCAGTAGATTATTTTAGCTTGGTTGAGGTTGATAGAAAGCCTGAAACAGGCGGCTCATGCTACGCACTGCATTTTCAAAGAAAAAGCCTTGGCATCGAGGATTTGTACGAAAAGATAGCATGCCAATATTTCCTAAGCGATGTTGGTTTGTATCTCGTCGTTTTGGAGAATGCTCCATATGAAGGTGTTAGCTATAAATTCTACTTGCTTGGGAAAAATCAGGAAGTAGTCGATTGTATGTATCTCCATTACGATGATGAAGAAGAGTTTTCCTTTATGGAAAATCCGCGGCTCGTCGATAATTCGTTTCTTTTTGAGAAAAATGGCAAGAAATATAAGCTGACGATAGATCCCGCAGGTCGTGTTGGATATCGGGTGGATGAGATTAAGCAAAGGTCGCTGACTAACTTCCTTAAGCCACGAAAATTCCTATCACTCTCCATGCAGTAAAAATGCTTCACGTCTGCAACGTGACTGATGTCTTCCAGCCCCGCAACTGCGGGGCTTTTTCATTGGAGTGCCGCAATGGACGTAGCTACCCTTGTTCTTCACGTTGACGCAACACGGCTTCATGACGGGGAGCGCGCGCTCGACAGCTTCCAGCAAAAGGGGGAGCGTGTGGAGCGCTCCATTCTCAGCTTTGCGGACTCTGCGACAAAGAGCTTTTCTCAAGCCAGATCCGCCGCGCTGTCCATGGTCACCGCCTACGCCAGTATCAACTCTGCAACGGAGCTGATTCGCTTGGCGGATGCGTGGACGATGATTTCAGCACGTCTGGAGGTGGTAACCGGCTCGACTCGCCGCGCGATTGCCGCGCAGCGCGAGCTATTCGAAATGTCTCAACGGACACAGACTGACCTCCAGACAAATGCGGCGATGTTTGCCCGAACAAGTCAGTCCATGTCCGAAATGGGCAAGAGCTACTTGGACACGGTCAAGTTGACCCAGGCAGTGGGTCAGGGCTTGGCGATTGGCGGCGCCAGTACTCAAGAATCCTCTGCCACCATGCTTCAGCTGTCCCAGGCGCTGGGATCGGGCGTGCTGCAGGGCGATGAATTCCGCTCGATGATGGAGAACGCCCCGTACCTGATGCAGAAGCTGGCCGACGCCATAGGCGTCCCGAAGGGGGAGCTGAAGAAGCTGTCCAGCGAAGGGAAATTGACCTCTGAAGTCGTCGCCAACGCGCTGCTGAAGGCATCTGATCAGATATCCAAGGATGCCGAAAAAATTCCGCAAACGGCATCCCGCGGTATGCAGTACCTGACCAATTCCTTCGGCAAATTCATCGATGAGCAAAACCGAGCAACAAGTGCATCGGCAGCTCTCGGCAGCGCCGCAAAGCAGCTTGCAGATAACCTAGATCAAGTGGTGACTGCCGGCGAGCTCGTGGCCACGGTCATTGGCGTGAAGTACGCGTCAGGGGCCGCTGTAGCGGCCCAGGCGAGTGTCGATCGTTTCCTGGCATCAATGCAGTCTGCCAGGGGCGACACTGAGGCAGGCCAGGCTGCACTGAGGCGCGCTCAGGCTGAGAAAACCGCGGCGATGTTTCAGCTGGATGCGGCGAGGGCCGGAAAGGAAAAGGCATCTTCCAGCTTGGCGTCCGCAGCAGCAGATCGGGAGCGTATAGCGCTGATGGCCTCGCTGACTGCTGGCGAGGCTCGCCAGGTTGAGCAGTCCGGCGCGCTGGCGGCAGCCAAGGCAAAGTTGGCTGCGGCAGAGGAGGCCGCCAACCTTGCGTCGAGAGAGCATTCTGCTGCGGAGGCTGCAAGGCAGGGCGAGCTGATAAAGACCACTGCATCATTTGAAAGGCTGGCGCGCGCTGAGGCTGCAGTGGCTTCTACGTCTGCCGAGGTCGCTGCGGAAAGTCAGGCGGTGGTTGTAGAGCAGCAGCGCTTGGCAGAGGCAAACGGGCGGGCCGCCGCGATGGCAAATGCCCTGACGATGGCTGATGAGCGTTTGGCGAAGGCTGAGCTTACTGCTGCCGAAGCTGCAGGTGTCCAGACTGCTGCCGCCGGTCGCGCAGCGGAGGCGGCTGCCGCGGAGACGGTTGCGACAAACACGCTGGCAGTTGCCAAAGATCGGGCAAGCATTTCGGCGCGGGCGATGGCTGCCGCAACCAGCCTGGCGAATGGCGCCATTGCGCTGGTGGGCGGTGGGTGGGGTGTCGCGTTCCTGGCTATCGGAACGCTGATCTATTACTGGGACGATCTTGCCGCAGCTGCGGGTAACGCAGCGGCTCAAAATGAACTTGCAAGCAAGCGCATATCGAAAGCCCAGGCGAATGGTGATACGAAAGGGCTGCGAGAAGAGCTCAAACTGGCTGAGGAGCATCTGGCGAAGATGGATGCGATCCGGAAGTCTGGAAAAGTTATGGTAAAGGGCATCCCTGGAAAGATCGAGGACTATCAGGTAAATGCCGATCCAGCTGAAGCGGCCAAGAACTACGATGACGCCTTGGCCCGCAGAAACGACGCAAAGAAGGCGTATCAGGTTGCACTCGTAAATCAGGCAAAAAATGCTTTAGACCCTTGGTATGAGGAGGATGGCGAAGGGGGGATGAATTGGAGGCGTAGCCAAGGTAGTAAAAACGCATTAAGCAAATTCCTCGGAGATGAAACATTCGCATCCAGAGCCGAGAAAAAGGCTATTGCGCTGGGCAAAGAGCAGCAAGCCTATGATCGCGCTTTAGCTCAAGCGAAAACCACGGAGGACAAAGCTAAAGCCCTGGCAAAGCATCAGGCCAACATCGCTCAAATCGAGATAATGTATAAAGAGCGCGGGGAAGGAAAGCATCCCAGGGGCGGGTTGTCGCGCGGAGAGAGCGGCATTGCGGGCCTGGAGGCTGATATCCGCAGTCTATCGCAGATGATCGACCAGTACAGCCAGCTGGGTAGCGCCGCGCAGAAGCTGACGGAGGGCGAGAAGCAACTGAATAAGCTGCGCGCGCAGCGCGTAGAGATCGCCAACAAATCGAAGGCCGGTCTGACGGAAAAGGGTCTCGCAGACCGAGGCAAGGAGCTGGCCGACCTCGACAAGCAGATCCAGCTGGCACAAAAGAAAGTCAGCCTGGAGAAGTCAGTCCGCGGATTGGAAAACTACTACTCCGACATGGAGAAGTCGCAATCCGGCATCCGTGCAGCAGATGCATACCTAAAGCGGCTGGATCAGATCGGTATCAAGGTGGAAAAGCTGACCGAGGCCGAGAAAGACCTGCTCGATTTGCGTGCCGAGCGCGAGACGTTGAAGTCTGCTCCTGAGCCGGCGGATAAGGATGAAGTCAGCGCCAGGCGAAAGCGGATAGAAGCCCTTGGCAGCCAGATCGACTACAAGCAGAAGCAGGTTGATTTGGAAGCTGCAGGAAGGCGTGGACTTACTGTGCGTCTGGAAACTGAGGAAATCCAGCGTCAGATAGCGGTTATGGGCTTGGGCACGACTGCCCGCGAGCGTTACCTCTATTCGCAAAGCCTTGAGAAAAAGGGGGTAGAGGCGCTTTCTGCAGAGTATGAGCAGCTGATGGCCCTGTACGACAAGCAAGTCGCCAAGAGCCGCGACTTCGTGACCGGCTGGGATGCAGCCATGGCCGACTATCTCGACTCCACGTCCAACAACGCCAGGGCCGCCGGCGCGATCTTCAACGCAATGACTTCCAGCATGGAGGCCGGGCTCATTCAGTTTTTCGAGACCGGCAAGCTGGGCTGGAAGGAGTTCACGGTCAGCGTGCTGCGCGAGATCAACAAGATCATGGCGGCGAAGGCTGCTGCTGGACTGTTGAGCTCTGCGGGAGGCTGGTTCTCATCTGGTGCCGGCGGCTTGATGAACTTCGCGGCCGGGATGATTGGCGGCGGAGCAACGCAGGCCGCGGCGCCGATTGTTGATGGCACCATAGGCCCCGGCCGCGCATTCGGCGGCCCCGTCTACCCGAATACCTTGCACCCGGTGAACGAGCGCGGCATGCCTGAGTTGCTGATGTACGGCGGGAATCAGTTCTTGATGATGCCGGGGCAGGGCGGGCACGTGATGCCGCTGATGCCGGCGACTGGTGGAAGCGGCCGGCCGGCGGAAGGGGGCGTGACGATCGAGCAAACCAACATCTTCAATGGCGACAAGCAGGAAAGCCAAAGCGGAAATGGGGCGGCATCGTTCGAGCGAATGATGGCCGGCCTGGTTCAGCCCATGCGCGCGGTTGCGAAGCAGGTGATTCAAGCTGAAATGCGCCCTGGTGGGGATATTTACAGGGGGATGGGACGAGGTTGATGAGGGAGATTTAATGGCAGAAACATTCACCTGGCGGCCGGCCTTTGGCGCAAGCGCGAGCGTCCATCCGGCCGTGACAACTTCACGCTTCGGCGATGGCTACGCCCAGCGTGTTCCGAGCGGGATCAACACCATGCCGGTGAAGCTCTCGCTTCCGTTCAACAACCTTTCAAGGGCATCTGCGGATGCCCTTGAGTCGTTTTTGGCCCGGCACGCTGGCGTGCGCTGGTTCTGGTATTCGCACGCAGGCCGGCCTGCGGCAAAGTTCATTTGTAGCGAGTGGCAGCGGATCAACCAGGATCGAGATGCAGATTCCATCACTTGCAGCTTTGAACAGGTATTTGATATAGGCAACTGAGATGCAGATCGAAAAGGATGTCCAAGGCTTCACCCTTGATGCAAGGGTGGAGCTTTTTCAATTGGCCCCGCCGCCGGGCACCCAATATCCGGTGCAGTACTTCACGCCGGCCGGCACAGACGCCAATACCAACCCGATCAACTTCATGGGTCAGCAGTATCAGCCCTGGGCAATCCAGGCTGAGGGATTTGAAAAGTCTGTTCAGGGCAGCGCGCCGCGGCCCACACTGTCCATCGCGAACGCGGTGATGGGCGCCAATGGCCCTATCTACGGCATCTTCACGCAACTGGTACGCCAGTTCAAAGGCCTGGCCGGCTGGAGGGTGACGCGCATGGTCACCTACGCCAAGTTCCTGGACGGCGGCGCGCTGTCGAACTCGCCCGAGTTCCACCAGCAGGAAATCTGGTTCGTGAACCGGCGCACGCAGGATGACGGCACGGTACTGCAGTTTGAGCTAGTGAGCGCGCTGGACCTGGAGGGCAAGACCGTGCCGAACACCATGGCCAGCGTCTACTGCCCGGCTCAGACGCAGTACCGGAGCGCAGCGTGCGGCTACGCTGGCGCCGCCATGTTCGACGTCGACGGCAAGCCGACGAGCGATCCAAACAAGGATGCGTGCGGCAAGCGTTACAGCGACTGCCAGTGCCGAGGGAATCAGACGAACTACCCTGGTCTGCTCGGTTTGCGGCGCTACGGCTGATGCAAGCAAGTTACAGTTTTGTTCTCTAGGGCAGGATAATTTATTCCTGCCAAGGAAGATGCGATGAAATTAAGCGAATACTCAGTCTCCTTGAATGCAGAATATCAATTGGTTATTAGCACTCAGCCTGCATTCCGTGTCGAGGGGATGAGGAGATGCAGGAAAAAATTTGAATCTGTTCATTCATTACCCGGATCATCTCATTTACAACTTCTTGAGGTAAATTTGAAGCAATCAAGTCAGCCTCAATCCTTACAAAAGCTTCCCTCATTTCTTTCAAGCAAGTGCTGGCCCAGTCGGGAGGGAATGTGCCGTTTACTACAGAGATTGTGGCTTGGACTGCGTTCAATCTCCCAAGGGTAATCTGTATTTCTTTTTCAATTCTCTGCAATCTTTCTTCTAAGGCATCCATTTGTAAACTCCATTGGTGTTGATATGCCAATGCAATTTACACGGAATTGTGCATTAAAGTAAAACAAAGGCTCTATTGTCTAATATCTAACCCGCTTCGGCGGGTTTTCTCGTTTCTGGACTGCACCATGATCAACGAAATGCTTTACCTAGCGGAGCTGGCTCATCCGCAGGAGGCGTGCGGCGTGCTGCTGGACACCGGACGCGTCTATCCGTGCCGGAACATCGCCAGAAACCCGCGCGCGCAGTTCGAGCTCGACCCGGTGGACTATGCCGCCGCGGAGCGGCTGGGCCGGGTTGTCGGCATCTGGCACAGCCACCCCGACGACACCGCCGAGCCATCTATGCTGGATCGTGTGATGTGCGAGCGAACCGGACTGCCCTGGCACATCGTCAGTTGGCCGAACGGTGAGCACACGCTGACCGATCCCGGCGGCTGGCAGGCTCCATACGAAGGCCGGCCATTCTGCTGGGGAATGCTCGACTGCTTCAGCCTGGCTCAGGACTGGCATCGGCGCGAGACCGGCATCCTGCTGCCGCGCGCCGCAGCCCGTGAGGACTTCTGGCGACACGGCGAGAATCCTTTTGCAGCCTGGCTGGCTTCGGCGCCGGCCGACGTCGTGACCGACGAGATCCAGCGCGGCGACCTGATTTTCATGATGTGCGAGGCCGACGTGATCAACCACGTTGCGGTCTATGTCGGCGACAGCCGAATCCTTCATCAGCTCTACAACCAGCCCAGCCAGGTCAGCATATACGGCGGATGGTGGCAGCGCTGCACCGTAACCGTTGTGAGGCCGCGCCATGAGTGAAAAAAGAACCGTCCGCCTGGGCGGTGAGCTGGGCGAGAAGTTCGTGAAGGAGTTTGCCGCCTACGTCGACAGCGTGGCGGAGGCTATCCGGATGCTCGATGCTAACTGGCCCGGCTTCATCCAGCACTTACGGGAGAGCGATCCGGAGAAGGTCGGATATCGGGTAACGGTGGCAGATCGGGATGTCGCTGAAGATGAGATCGTGCTGGTGAGCAAGGGCGACATCCTCATCATGCCGGTGATCGTGGGCGCCAAAGCCGGAGCCCGCATTCTTGCAGGCGCAGCACTGGTGGCATTTTCAGTCTGGGGCGGGATAGGAATGCTAGGTACTTCAGCGTTTCTGAGCGAAGGCGCTGCCAGCGTGATGATGAATGTCGGCGTGGGTTTGATGATTGGTGGCGCCATCGAGCTCCTAACCCCAATCCCCAAGCAGCCCGACTGGCAAGCCAAGGACGGCAAGCCGAACTACTGGTTCAACGGCGCTCAGCAGACCAGCGCACAGGGCCTGCCGATTCCGATCGGCACCGGCACCATGCTGATAGGCGGCACGGTGATTTCCGCCGGCGTCAGCGTCGAGGACATCGGCACCGGATCGCTACCCACCAATTCCCCCGTACTCGTATAGCCCGCCGCACGCGGGCGCTTCTGTTTTTGGAGCATGAATGTCCGACGATGCAATCTTTGGTGCCAAGGGTGGTGGCGGTGGCAGCCAGCATACCCCGGTAGAGTCGCCTGATACCGCGCAGTCGATCAGCTACGGCCGCATGATGGTGCTGCTGGGTCATGGCGAAACCGGCGGGCCGGCCGATTCGGCCAATCCGCTGAAGAGCATTTACCTGGACGACACGCCGATTCAGAACCCTGACGGCTCGTTCAACTTCCAGAACATGCAGGTTTCGTATCGCACGGGCACCCAAACACAGCCAGCGATTTCAGGGTTCCCCGCGGTCGAGACCGAGAACGGCGTGGGGCTGGAGGTGAAGGCGGCGAACCCGATCACCCAAACTGTGGCTGATGTGAACGCCACCGCCATCCGTGTGACGGTATCGCTGCCCGCCGGCCTGCGCTCCACTGATCCGAAAACCGGCGATACCTCCGGCGCGTCGGTGCAGTACGCCATCGATCTGGCGCCGACGAATGGCAAATTTGCCCAAGCTGCCATTGTCACCATTTCCGACAAGACCGCCGCCAACTACCAGCGCAGCACTCGGTTGCCGCTGACCGGCGCCGGCCCGTGGCTGGTCCGCGTTCGCCGGATCACGCCCGACAGCACGACGCAGTATCTTGCCAATCAGACCGTCTTCACATCCTTCACCAGCATCATCGACGCGCAGCTGCGCTACCCGAACCTGTCGGTGCTCGCGCTGAAGTTCGACGCGCGCCAGTTCAGCCGGATGCCTACGGTGTCGGTGTTGTGGCAGCAGCTGAAGTGCCAAGTGCCCAGCAATTACGACTCGGTCGCGCGCACGTATACCGGCCCATGGGATGGCAACTTCAAGCCGGCAGTGACCAGTAATCCTGTCTGGTATCTGTGGACCTACTGCACGGACAACCGATTCGGCATCAACATTCCGGCGGCTAACATGGATCGGTGGGGGATGTACGCCATTGCGCAGTGGTGCGACCAGTTGGTCCCAGACGGGTACGGCGGGTTCGAGCCGCGGTTCCAGTTCCACAACTTCCAGCAGGACACGCAGGATGCCTGGAAGGTCGTGTCCGACATCGTGTCTTCATTCTGCGGCCAGGCCTACTGGTCCGCCGGCGGCATTCGGATTGTGGCAGACATGCCTGGCAAGCAGCTGGTCAAGCACTTCAACGCGACCAACGTCATTGATGGCAAATTCACCTATTCTTCCACGCCGAAGAATGGGCGCTTCACTGCGGCGGCCGTGGCGTGGACTGATCCGAGCGACCGCTATCGGCGCGCGGTGGAGTACGCCGAACACGGCCAGGGGCTGCTGACCTACGGGCTGCAGCAGACCTCCGCAGTGGCGATGGGCGCGGTTACGCGCGGCCAGGCGCGCCGCTGCGGTCGATACATTCTGGAAACTGCGCAGCGCTGCACCGAGATGGTGACGTTCAAAGCAGCAGCCTACGGCGCTGACCTGCAGCCTGGCGACCTGTTCTCGACGTCCGACTTCCACGTTGCCGGTGCGCGGATGGGCGGCCGAGTGGTGTCGGTCGCCGGCACGGCAGTCAAATTGGATGCGCCGGTTACGCTGCAATCGGGTGTGACCTACACGCTGGAGGTTACAGGGCCTGACGGCGTGCCGGTTCGTCGCGGCGTAGTCGCGCCGCCGGGCACGACCGACACCCTTAGCATCGTTTCGCCGTACCCGGCCCAGCCGGTTGCCGGTGCCGCCTGGGTGCTGATCGCGACCAATCTGCAGCCGGACCTGTGGACCTGCGTTTCCATCAAGTCGGTGGACAATGGCGAGTTCGAAATCTCGGGCCTGCAGTACGATCCGAACAAGTGGGCGGCCATCGAGACCGGCCTTCGCTTCGACCCGGCGCCGACGAGCAATCTGCCAGACCCCGGCGCGATGCCGCCAGTCCTGGCTGTTCAACTGCAGGAGCAGCCACACCTGACGCCAGAGGGCGGCAGGAAGGTCAAGCTGCTGGTGGACTGGCCGGCGGTCGTTCACCCGTATTTGCGTAGCTACCGGGTGACCTACCGGCAGAATGGCGGGAACTGGATTACTCTGCCGGACCAAGTCAGCAACCACGCTGAAATCGTGGACGTGGTGCCGGGCAATTACGATGTCCGGGTGTCGACGGTATCGGTGACCGGTGTCGTCAGCATCCCTGTAACTGGCAACCAGCAGACGCGAGGGCAGGTGACTGCGCCTCCGGCTCCAACGCTGACGGCGGTGGGCGGGGCGATGAAGATCGACCTCTCGTGGACGTATCCAGCAGGGCGGCCGGACATCTCAAGGGCGGAGCTTTTCTACAGCACCACGGCAGGTGATTCCAATCCGCCCAAGCTCGACTTTGCTTATCCAACTTCTGCGTTCAGTTGGCAGGGACTTCCGCTCGGGGTGACCTATTACTTCTGGCTGCGCGTGTACGACACCTGGGGGAATCCCAGCGCCTTTGTTCAGGCTCAGGCGCAAACAGTTAAAGACCCTGGGGTGCTGCTGGATCAGCTCAAGGACAGCATCACATCGGCTCAGCTGCAGGAGTCGCTGCGCACGCCCATCGAGCAGGCCGTGGGCGTCCAGGGGAGCGTGAACTCGCTGATCCAGGCGCAGATGCAGCAGATGCTGACGGCGGAGGAGATCCGCAGCACGCAGGGCAACCACTACGCGTTCGCCAAGCGCCAGCTCAGCACGCTGGGCGACAGCCTGCGGCAGGAGGCCACCGAGCGGCTGCTGTTGGCCGCCCGGGTGGATGCCGCCGCCGCCGGAATCGTGGAGGAGTCCGCAGCGCGCGCCGCGGCTTACTCGGCGCTGACAGAGCGAGTCGGGACGATGCAGACCACGGTCGGCAACCACACGGCCAGCCTACAGGAGATCAGCCGGACGGTAGACGGCGTGGTGGCCGAGAAAATCATCAAGTTGAACTCTTCGGGGAAGGTCGCCGGCATCGGCTTGCGGACTGATCCGAATGGCAGCGCGGTCGATTTTCTGGCTGACCGGTTTGTTGTGTCTCAGCCGGATGGTAACGGAACGCGTCAGGTGTTCATCGTCGCCAGCATCAACGGGCGGCCGGCGTTGGGCCTGGCTGGCGACCTGATTGCCGACGGCTCGCTGGTCGGTCGGCGCGTACTGGTAGACGGCTCGGTGGATGCCGGGCAGATCAACAGTCGAGGCCTGACGATCAGGGACATGGCCGGCAATGTCGTGGTCGACATGACGGGCATGGGCGCCGGGTACATCAAGGGGCTGTTGACGGTCGGGCAGATCGACACTCGCGGCATGACCATCCGCGACTCGCTCGGTAGCGTCATCGTCAGCATGAACGGCATGGACGCATCGTACATCCGTAACCTGCAGGTTGACACCCTGCAAATCAAGGGCGAGGCGGTTAGCAAAAACGATACCCGGACGGTGACGATGAGCGGTTGGCAGGCGGCTGGTTGGAATTATGCATTCTCGTTTTACTGCAGTGATCGAGGCACATTGCTCGTGTTTGGTGATGCGCCATTCCCGAGTATTACGCTGCGGGCTCGAGGGAGAGCCGTAGGGATCGGCAATGGTAGCGGCGTGCTGGTGCTTGATGTGTCTGCTGGCGAGACCGTTACTGTCGGCGTAGATAGCATCGGCGGTTACAGCGCGAATGGCCAGGTTCGTTACGGTGCGGTGCTGTATCGACGATAGGGGGAGGCATGGAGAAAATCAGCATTATCGAGTACGAGGATGGGACCGGCCGCATTCTGCAGACCGGCGTCGCGCCGCGCGAGAACGTCGAGGTTGAGTTTGCGCTGGGCAAACCGCTGCTGCAGGGCGAGGCGGACCCGCTGACGCAGTACATCGTAGACGGTGATGTCGCACTGCGGCCGTCGAACCCTGCGCGGCTGGACGGCATGGTGCTGCGCGACTTGCCGGCCCCATGCGTGCTGATGCTGGATGGCGCGCTGTACGACTGCGACGACACCGAGTGCGAGCTGTCGTTTTCGCTGCCGGGGCTGCACCACGTTCAGGTCGACGCATGGCCGATGCAATCAACTCTGTTCGAGGTTGCGACATGATGCAGATCCATCACTGCGGAGACCACCGCGCCGCGCGCAAATCGCAGTACCCGCCGCTGGGTGATCAATGGGACGTGTTGTGGCGTTGGGTTGCCAGCCTGCCGCCGGAGCTGCTCAACGACGAGATGCGGCAGATGCTGGACCGCATCAGGGCAGTAAAAACAAATTTCCCGAAGCCCCGCCAGATACCATCCGGCGGGGCTGATTCATTGGAGGACGTGGAAAATGGCTGACGATTGGGCGGGCCTAGCGGCCCAGCTGGGGAAAATGCAGCAAATCTGGTATGTCACCCAGCGTAGCTACTGGAACGTGTTCGACCCGGCCTCGGACACGGCGACCATCATGGCGGAGGACGGCAGCACACGGCAGGTGCCGAGCTGGCGGGCTATTTCCGGCGCGCTGGCGAGCAAGGTGGACAAGGCCACCACGCTGGCAGGTTACGGCATCACCGATGCACTGACGCCCATCGGCGGCGTTGTGTCGGGCCAGTTCTCATTTACTGGCAGCAACAATGGCAGTCTGCGGCAGACGGCGGATATTGGGTCGGGTTTCGCGCAGTGGCGCTCCGCGGGGTCGTTTCTGTCACTATTCTGCCCGCGTAACGATTCAGCCTACACCCTGTGGCGAGCTGATTCGCCAGCCCGCTACCTGGCAAACTGCATGGTTCATGCCCGCAATTATGACGGCTCATCAGCGACAGTGCAGTTTCGTGTGGCAAATGGCGCAACGGCATCTCAGGGCGACGCCGTGTTCGAAATGCTGGGGGATGGCACGTTCGCAGTTGCGAGTCCGACTGGCGCTCCGAATGTGACGCTGCACCGCGACGGCCACGTCCTGGCGCGCGGGCTCGTCGCTCTAGGCTCATATACGCGGGCGACGTTGCCAGCCGCCAGTTTGTGGCCAGCAGGAATTGCATACATTACCGACAGCCCGAGCGGACCAACACACGTTTTCAGCAACGGCCAGTCCTGGCGCGTTCCTACGCTAACTGATCTCTAGAGGGCCATATGAGCAACCCCGATCTGTATCTGTATGAATTCCTGGTGCGCGGCACGCCTACCGGCATCGCCGGCGCGCATGTGATCTATGCCGCCGAGGCGAAAAACGCATTGACTGGCGAGAGTCGAACGGAGACCGGTATGGCCCAGCCGGTGGCACTGCTGGCCGGCGCCGCCGGACAGCAGCTGGGCAACATCGCCACCGCACTCAATATCAACGCCCTGGCCGAGGTCGAGGCGCTGAGGCAGCAGCTGCAGGCGCGCGACGTGGAAATCGCTGACCTGCGCGCGCAACTCGCGACTGCCTCGGCGGGGAATGCGTCGTGATGCGCATGCTGATGATCATCGTCGCCATCCAGCAGCTGCTGGACATCGCCAGCACCTGCTATGCCCTGCGCACCGGCATCGGCCACGAGGCAAACGGCTGGCTGGCGCGCGCGATGGGCCGCGTCGGCGTGTTGCCCGCGCTGCTGCTGACCAAGTTCGCGCTGCTGGCCGCGTGCTGGTGGCTGCGACCACCATGGCCGGCATACGCGATTCTCGTGGTGACATACACCGCGGTGCTGATCAACAACGCGAGAGCGATCTACCAGGGCCGGCAAATCCGGCCCTGATTCATTCAGGAGCAATCATGCTGAAAAAACTGCACGACTACCGAATCTACTTCCTCATCCTGCCGGCAACGCTGGCGCTGTACTGGATCGACTCCGTCATCGCGCAGACCTGGCTGCAGTTGGGCCTGGCTCTGCCGGTGCTGGTGGGCGTGGCGCTGCTGCTCCGCAAAGCGCTGTTCCATGTCGATGTGTCGGAGGCCGCCGACATCGCGCTACATGCGCCCACCGGCGCCGCTCTGGTGGTACTGGCCGACCGACTGTTCATGGCTGCTGTGGTGATTGGCGGTGTGCTATGGCTGCGGGGCTGAGCGCCGGCGCGCTGGCCCTGCTGCCGCTGCTGAGCGTGGCGGTGGCTCAGCACTGGCCGGACATGCCGTCTCGCTCGGTGCTGGCGGCGCAGGTGGAGCAGGAAAGCGGCTGGCGCGAGCGGGCGGTGCTGAAGACCTCCCGCGAATACGGCGCTGGGCTGGGCCAGTTCACCAAGGCGTATCGGGCGGACGGCAGCGTGCGCTTCGACGCGATCCGGGAAATGGCAGCCCGCCATCCGGAGCTGCGCGGATGGGGCTGGCAGAATGCTTTCGATCCGCGCTACCAGCTGACGGCGATGGTGCTGAAGAACCGCGACAACTATCGGCTGATACGCTGGGCCGAAGGCGAGGACAGGTTGGCGATGATGGATGCCGCCTACAATTCCGGCCTTGGGTCTGTGCTGCAGCGACGTCGGCGCTGCGCCAACACCGATGGCTGCGCCCCCGGCAGCTGGTTCGGCGGGCTGGAGCGGACCAGCGGGCAGTCCGCGCGCCGGCAGACCGGCTACGGCCAGTCCTTCGCCGATATCACCAACACACATGTTCGCAACGTGATGATCGTTCGGCGCCCGAAGTACCGGGCCTATTTTGGAGAATGAAATGGGTGATGAAGTTGTGCTGCCGCGCGAGGAGTTCCGGGAGCTGCTGGAAGCGGCGGCAAAGCAGGGCGCGCGCCAGGCGCTGGACGAGGCTGGCGTTGACGACGCTGTCCGGCTGGCGAAGAGAGTGGATGGGATCAGCGACGCCATCCTGAAGGCGCTGGCCGGCGGCATCGTGGTCGGACTGCTGGCGGCTATCTGGGCGGGCGTCTCCGTCCTGGCCAAAGCCAAGGGAGGGGGATGATCATGTCGTGGAAGGGGATTGTGCTGGCCTCGGCGCTGGCGGCCTTGGCTTTTCTGGGCTGGGAGATGCGGGCCGTGATCGCCCAGCGCGACGCTGCGGTGGCGCGCGCCAGTCAGGCCCAGCAGCTGGCCGCTGCCACCCAGGCCGCCCGGGCGCGTGAGCATCAAGCGGCAGCAGATGACGCGGCCACGGCGGCCGCCTACGAAAAGGATTTGGAAGATGGGAAATTGGAACTTCAGGCTGCCCTGGCTCGCCATGCTGCTGCTCTCCGGCTGCGCCAGCAACAACCCGCCGCCGGGCGCGGCGATCTGCCCGCAGTTACCGCCGGCGCCGGCCAGCGTGATGGTACCGCGCCAGCCGACTTTTCTGCGGCGCATGGAGACGATGCTCTCCGACTTGCCGCAGAAGCCGACGACGTTGTCCGGCAGCTCGCTGCCTGCCAAGCAATAGTGGGAAGTGATCGCGCCGCGCAGTAGCTGCTATGCTTTGTGCATGTGCGTAAACTTCACCCCACCCACGGCGCAGCAGATCCGTCAGTACTTTGGCTATGAGGTCGGCGACGATCTTTGGCGGCCAGAATGTTGGCAGGACTACGCTGCGCCGATCATCACCCGCGATGGGTTGCGGCTAGCGTCTTATGGTTTCGTTCCTAAGCGCCACCTACCGCCCGGCGTCCGTCTCACAACCATGAACGCTCGCGCCGAGACAATCGGGGAGAAGCCGACGTACAAGGCGGCTTGGCGCAAGTGCCAGCTTTGTCTGGTTCCGATGCAAGCCTTTTTCGAGCCTTGCTACGAGACGGGCAAGGCGGTGCGCATGCGGATCGGAATGGCCGGCGGCGAGCCGTTTGCCGTGGCAGGCATGTGGCGTGAGTGGCAGGAGCCGGAGGGCTCGACCAGCTACGCATTTACGCAGATCACAATCAACGCAGACGAGCACCCGCTAATGAAGCGCATGCACAAGCCCGGCGATGAAAAGCGTAGCTTGGTTGTAATTTCGCGATCCGACTATGATGAATGGCTTAGCTTTCGTGACCCTGAGTTTGCCAGACGTATTATAATTCCCTTTTCTGATGATGCGTTCGTTGCAACTTCTGGGGTGAAATAATGATTCCAGGCATTGAGAAAGAGCACGCAGTAGAAACGTACAAGTCATTAATATCAATTTCGACCGAAGGAATAAAAGTCCTTGGCCTTTTGAATGGAGGGGCGGCTGTCTCTATTTTGGCTTTTTTGGGCAATATTTCTTCAAAAATAGGTAAAGTGCCAGACTTGCGTTTTGCCATGGCGGCTTATGTTGTTGGATTGTTTTTATATGGTGTTTGCTTTGTACTAAGCTACCTTACCCAGTTAAGACTTTTCAATGAATCGATGGGCCGGGGCGGGAAGCATTCAAAATATCTAAATTGGGCAATATATTCTTGTCTTTTCAGTTTGTTTTGTTTTTTAATTGGCTCAATTGCAGCCGTGTGTGCCTTTCAAGTATTGGTGTAATTTATCCTACAGTCAGCAACTCATCCAGCCGCGTTGTATAGCACGACGAGCGCAGATCTTGTCGCATGTGCCAGTCCGCAGTCAGTTGCTCGGCGGCGGTGCGCAGCGTGCCGCGCCCCCAGTCTCTGTTGATCTTGTCCATGGTGGCCATCAACCGCTCGCGGCGCGGGTCTGGCGGTGCGGCGAACAGATCCGACTGCTGCACTCTTTCGTCGCCGATTTCCATCAACATGATGCCGGCTTTGTGATAGCGGAAGCCCGGTCGGTAGACGTGGCGCAGGCCGGCCAGCGCCGCCCTGGTGATCAGCAGCGTGTCGTTGCTGGGCTGAACAAGTGGCACGACGATATAGGGCCGGTATTGTGGCGTGTCGGCAAACGGGCTGGTCATGATCTGTACTGCTACCAGCTTGGCCACGCTGCGCTGCTGGCGAAGCTTCTCAGCGCCGCGGGCGGCATGGTGAGCAACAGAAGCAGCCAGGGTGGCCAGGTCGGTGACTTTTTCGCTGAACGAGCGCGATGCGATGATCTGTTGCTTCGTCGGCGCCACGTCCTCCAGCACCAGACATGACACGCCGTTCAGTTCCTGCACCGTTCGCTCCACCACGACCGAAAACTGCCGCTTGATCCGCCGCGGATCAGCCCGCTTCAGGTCCAGTGCGGTGGTGATGCCCATCGCACCGAGTTTTTCAGTCAGCCGGCCGCCGATGCCCCAGATGTCGCCAACAGGCATTTGCTCCATCAGCGTGTCAGCCTCGGCCTCACTCAGCCAGTCCCATGCGAACACGCCGCCCCATTCTGGCCGCTTCTTCGCCACTCGGTTGGCGAGCTTTGCCAGGGTTTTCGATGTGCCGAACCCGACGCATGTCGGGATGCCGACCCGCTGCAGCACAGCTTGCCGGATGCGATGACCGTGGCTGTCCAGATCCGACATGCCATCCATCGCCAGGAAGCATTCGTCGATGGAATAGACCTCTTGGCCCGCGGCGAACTCGGACAGCACGCGCATCATGCGGTTGCTCATATCACCGTAGAGCGCGTAGTTCGAACTGAATACCGCCACCTTGTGCCGCCGGCAGAGCCCGGCGATCTCGAAGAATGGCCCGAACATTTTCAGGCCCAAAGCCTTGGCCTCGGCGCTGGCGGCCACCACGCAGCCGTCGTTGTTGCTCAGCACCACGATGGGCCTGCCGGCGAGGTCGGGCCGGAACACCCGCTCACAGGACGCATAGAAGGTGTTGCCGTCGACCAGGGCGAACATCAGCGGAACCGTTTCACGCAGCCGCGCACCACGCCCCATATCTCCAGTTCCTGGCCATCGGCCAGCTGGATAGGAGGGTAGGCCGGGTTCTCGGCGATCAGCGCGCAGCGACCGCGCATGCGGTGCAGACGCTTGACGGTGAACTCGCCGTCGAGCACAGCGATCACTATGTCCCCATGGTTTGCCGTCAGCCCCTTATCCACGACCAGCAGGTCGCCGGCGGCAATGCCGGCGCCGATCATGGAGTCGCCGCGCACACGGACGATGAACGTCGCCGGCGGGTCGGTCACGAGGTAGTCGTGCAGGTTGATGCTGTCGTCGAGGTAGTCGTCGGCGGGCGAGGGGAAGCCGGCCCGCACAGGCGACAACACGAGCGGCAGCGGCTGGCCGCCAGGCTTGGGAATTAGTGATGGGATGGGTAACATAGCCGTCTACATGAATTTGTACAAATTCAAATTACTATATCCCGTAGAAGTTGGAAAAGTTTTTTGTTTATGGATTGAAAAACCAACCATTGGATGCATATGACATTCACCACATTGATAAAATGGTAAATGTGCTATGGACAATGCAATATGCTTGGTTGATGGGAATACCTACACAGCGGTTCAGTTTGCAAGACTTCCTGCGGCGGAGCTGGAAGAAAAGCGGAGGAGGCTGGTTTGCGTTGAATGTCGCCGGCCTGGCTTCTTTAGAAAGAGGTCTAGAAGTGGGCAAGCTGCTTGCTTTGGTGCCAGACCGCACGGTCCTGGTTGTGGGGCCGCGGCTGCCGATGCTATTAGATTCAATGGGAACCTGGGCCCTGATCAGGATGAGCTTGTAAATCCCGGAGGCCGAATTGTCCTCGACCTGGATTATGGTGCCGCGCCCCCGGCGCCACATATCGATCCCGTCGACGAGGGCGGAAGAGGAGGCCGGGGAGGTCGATTCCTCGGAGTAGGGGGGAGGCCCGAAGCGCGCATGGTAAGGCGGCTGAGCGGGCTGTTGCGTAATTTGATTCATAATCCCGGATTTAGTCAGTCAGAACAAGAACTGGAGATGCCGAGGGGGGTGACGCGTGTCCGGGATTTTTTTGTGCCGTTCGATCAGGCTCGCGAAGATAGGCTAGGACAGTACCGTGGATTCTGGGGAATGGTCTCCGATGCAAATGACGGTCGGGGGGCTGTATGGATTAACAGCGGCGGAAGAGGAGATGTAAGTGTCTGCCTTCCGTACGAATTGCAAAACGAATTTTTCCGCCGATTTCGCGTGGAAGATAATGAAGCCCTATCCGGAGCGTATGTTTTAGTGATTGGTGAGCTTGCACAGTCAGTGGGTGGGAAAATCTTTATTCGTGTAGATGACCTAGCCTTGATCACTGCAATATTGGCTTAAAAGCTTGGTCGCATGTTTCTGGTGTGCATGACTGTGGCGACATAGCCATGCAGCCGCCGGAGGCGATCAATGTCCTTGAGCCGCGCTGTGCTGAATGGTTCCGTCGCCATGCCGCCGCGCCGGCTCCCGCGACCACCCCAGGCGCGCACGATCACCGGTCTGTCGAACAGGTCCAGCTGGATAGCGATAGCGTAGTAGCGGTCAGGGGAGAGATAGAGGCGCATGGCGGATTGCTCCTGAATTTGCAATCAGCATGGCAACGATGCGCGTATTACGCAAATTTACAGCGAGTGATGCGCGGATTGTGTGTCAATTGGGCGACGGGGCGATGGAAAGCAGGGTACGAACACGGCTCAACGCACAATCCCCACCATCTACCATTGCGTCGATAGCGCATTCGAAGGCGTCCGGCTCCATGCTCGGCGCGCGTTCATTGCGGGACAGGCCAAAGCAGAACAGCCCCAGCTCGTGGCGCAGTTCAGACCACGTCACAGTGGTATCTGGCGCCACCGGTCCGCTCTGCTGGTGGGTGAAGAGCTTCATTCCATCAGTGACGGGTTTGCTCCAAAAGACGTGAAGCACTCCATCGATTTCTTTTACCTCAGCAGCCATTCCGCCACTCCGTTCGGCCGCGATGATTAGGGCGGCTCGACACAGCCGGCGCATATCCGCGCGCTCGTCCGCGTCCAGTGACCATCCCATGCTGTCTATGATTGCGTCGATGTCGATCATTGGTTTCTCCAGTTCGATGCGCCATTGAGCATGTGCGCAAATGGGTAAATGGGTAAATGAGCAGGTGGGCAAATTGGTAAATGGGCATTTACCCATCTTTGTAGGGGCGCAGAGGCGGCAGGCCGCGCTCGGCAAGTACGCGGTTGTAGCCCTCGACGCCCAGGTCTTGCAGGCTGGACGGGCGCTCCGCCTTGGCTAGGTCCGAGAGCCGGCGATGGTCGTCAGGGTGGGCCTTCACCTTGATCGACACGTAGTCCGGCAGGAGCTTGGTCTCCTTGGCCGGTGCCTCCGCATCGCTGCCACCCAAGAAATCCTTCAGGCTGGTCTTGCTCATCGCGCCTTCTCCTTGATCCACTGCCACAGAGCGCGAATCTCGGCCGCCGCCTTGCCCCGCGGGTCGAACTCTGTCACCGATCGTCCGGTGGCGATGGCGCGTGAAAATGCAATGCGTTCGCCGATCTCCACCGGCGCCACGTCACCGAAGTCGCCTAGTGCCTGGCGTGCGTCGGCTACTTCCGGCACGCGAGGAGGGCAGGCGGACAGCACGAACAGAGGCTGCTTGCCGGCGGCTGTGACGATCTTCACTGCGTTGCCGACCGCGGCCAGGTCGAACGCCGTCGGCCGGACGGGGATCAGGATGATGTCGGCTATCCGCGCGATTGCCGCAGCGTCCGGTGAGGAGTGCGGCGGGCCGTCGATGATGGCCAGGCCGAAGCCCTTGGCCTTGGCGGTATCAAGTGCGTCCTGGAGTTTCGACGGAGGCGTCGTGAGGATGATGGGCGACGCAGCTGCGCGGCAAGCTGCCCAGCGCGAGCTGGAGGCCTGCGCATCATCGCGGTCGAGGATGATGACACTGCAGCTGTCCTCTTCTGCGGCGACGCCCAGGTGAACGGCCAGGGTGGACTTACCCGAGCCGCCTTTTTGCGAGAATGTGGCGATGGTTTTCACGGTTTCTCCAGGCATGAAAAAACCCGCCTAAGCGGGTTGGATTGGTGTGAGGCAAAACTATTGGGCATCGAAGAAGTCAGCCCAGTCTTGGAGGAGCTTGCGTCGCTCCTCAAGATATAGTGCGTGGTTATATGCAGCTCTGACCGTGTTGCCATCAGTATGGGCCAGTGCGCGCTCGATCACTTCAGTGCGATAGCCTTGCTCGTGCAGGATGGTTGAGGCAGTACCGCGGAAGCCATGACCAGATATGCATCCTTTAAAGCCGATATTGTGAATGACACTATTCACTGTGGAGGCACTCATGGGGCGATCATAGTCCCGCGTGTTCGGGAAAACATAACGCTCCCGACCAGACAAGTCCTGCAATCCCCTCAGAATGACAACCGCCTGCCTCGGCAGTGGAACAATGTGGATTTCACCATTTTTCATCTTCGAGCCGGGGATGCGCCACTCTGCACGATCAAGATCAAGCTCAGGCCACTCCATGAATCTGACTTCGATAGTCCTGGCCATGGTGTAAATCAGCAAGTACACCGCTTGTTTTGAGAGCCCAAGGCCTTTGTAGTCGGCCAACGCGCGCCTGAAAGACCCAAGTCGATTGACTGGAAGTGTCGTGGTGTGTTGAGTCGGGGCTGACTTGATTGCTCCCTTTAGGGATGCCGCCGGGTTCATCTCAATTCGCAGGGTAACGATAGCATATTCCATGATTGCGGAAATTCGCTGCCGAATTTGCTTGGCAGTTTCTGGCGACCCGCGCTCCTCAATTTCTCTCAACCGGCCCAAAATCATTGCTGGAGAGATCATCGAAATGGGCAACTCGCCAAAAAATGGCAATATGTCCTTATCAAGATTCCTGCGCACCGTTGAGACAGTGCTTCGTTTCCAGTGGGGCGCATGCGATGAATACCACTCATCAGCCACCACGGAAAAAGTGTTCTGGTGTGCTTGTATATTGATTAGCTTGTCAGCGGCCTTCTTTGCATTAGGATCTATGCCTTTTGCCACGCTTTCGCGTGCATCTTCAAGCAGCCGGCGAGCGTCAGATAGGGAGACAAAGGGATATTCACCAATGGTGAGCAT